GCTGGAGCCCCTTGGTTGACTTGGCGAGGTCGAGCGTGGTGCTGACGGAGCCCTTGAGGAATGACCACGCTTTGACCGTGACGCCCGCCGCCGCCGCCGTCTTGAGGAGACTGAGAGCGGTGTTCTTCCCGGACTTCTTGGTCTGTTCGTCCGCCTTCTGAGCGGACTTCCCGATGCCCTCAACGTCCTTGCTCGCCTGCTTTGCCTGGCCACTGAACTGCCGCTGGCCATCCATCCGGAGCCGTGCGGCAATGACATCTTCGCCAAAGCTAGCCACGGCGGGTCCTCGCCTTCTTGTTCGCTTCTTCCATCAGCTTGTGAGCCTGCTGAGCAGCTTCAATCAGCAATTCACGAGCCTCCGGGCTCGCGTTGATGACCCCACAGGGGTCCACTCCAGCGAGGGCGCACATGGCTAGCGTCCTGATCCAGCCGCGCCCTAGTGTTCCCCCACCGGCTCGCTTGCGGCCGTCGATGGGCTGGTCATCCACTCCGTTAGCTCGTCACCGTGCCTGGTGATCGCTGCTCCGTTCCGGCCGAACAGCCGGTTGATGACCTCGTGGCTGCTCAGCTTGGGCTCATCCGGAGCCGCGAGGTCGAGCAGACGGGCCAGCCGGTCCTCCAGCTTGACCGGTCCATACTCGTCCTCCAAGACCTCCTCCTCATCCCCGTACCGGCCGATGAGACACTGACAGGCGCGAGACATCATGTCCATCGTGGCGGACGTGGCGGAGAGGTCTTGAATACGAACACCCGCCCGGGTGGCGACAAACCGGTCCATCTCGTCCGGGCTGAGGACGCCGTACTTGATCCAGAGCCGATCCTCAAACTCCCCGCCCACGGCTAGCTCCGTGTAGCGTGTTGTCTGCTGTGCTCTCGCACGTTCTCTGAGGCGGGCGACAATGCTCCCAGGGGTAGGGACAGCAGGAGCCGCCGGCAACGGCTCCTGCCCATTCGCATCGGTGACCGTCTGTACGTTGACCCGGCCGCTCATGAGACCGTGTCGATTGTGAACTCCATCTCGATGCGTGCTTCATCGGAGCCGGTGGAGTCCGGTTCAGGCGGGAGGACCCGCTTCAGCGTGCCGCCGTACACCAGTGGCTTGCCTTGCGGGTTCTTGTGTATGTCGCCCGGCTGCTGACCAATGGACGCACGAGCGGCTCCCCTCAGAGCCAACCAGCCCGGGACCTTGGGCCAGTCGCGAGCCCAGTCGCAGTAGCGGCTGATCGTGACGTTCCCGAACGTCGCTCGACCGCCCATGCTGATCTCGTCCACCATCCCGCCGGGCGGATACTTCAACTCCTCAGAGTCACCCTCGCCGCCCTCCTTCTTGTCCCAGATGCCCTCATCCACGCCATTGAGAATGAGAGACACGATCCAGGTGTCTTCTCTGGTCGGGTTTGCCATGTTGTTCGCCTCCTTCCGTTACGCTGCGATAGCCCGCTCCAGCGGGACCTTGACGATGTCGAGAGCGATCCACTCCGCCACCCGGGAGGTCCGGAGCAGGACCTGGGCGTGAATCTCGCCCTTGCCCACCGTCTCGACTGTGTTGATACCGGGGTAGCTCGTGTCCACGATGAACCCCTCCGCCGGTGTCTCCCCGAACAGCGCATTGGCTGCCCAGTATCGCTGACAGACGCCGGTGAGTGCGACGTTGACCCGGCCGAATATCTTGCCACGGCCGTCGATGGTCTGGAAGACAAAGTCCTCCATGGCGGCGTCGCACTCGTGAGCGACCGCCATGACCACCCTGCTCTCCTGGAAGAACACCCAGTTGGTCTCGTCCTGTCCGGCTGTCGTCCTGTAGCCGTACGTCCGGACCTGGTTGTTCACCACCTTGGCGAGCGTGACCCCCTGGTAGTTGAGGCTCTCCCGCTCGTCATCGGTGAAGTCCCGTTTGGGACCGATGGCCAGCCGAGAGTAGCCCAGGGCTCCGGCCGCGACCTGTGACGGATCGTTCAGCCCGTCCACCCGGGCGATGATGCCCATTTGGACGCCGCTGTACGGGACCTCCCAGACGGCCGGTGCGACCTCGCCGGGATAGTCGAGCCGCTGACCCAGGGAGAGGATTTGACGCCCCTTCCCACCCAGCTGAGCGATGCCATCCACCGACACTCCCAACTCAAGCGGGTCCGCCGTGTCTGGGAGGTCGAACACCGCCACCCGGTGGTTCTTATCGCAGTGGGCGTCGAGCAGTTCAGCCGTCGTGGCGTCACTGTCGCCCGGGAACGCCACCTGAGCAGGACCCAACTCGTATCGGAGGGTGTCGAGGGCGGCTCCCAACTCCGCCTGCTCCGGATCGCCGCCGTCCACGCCTCCGGAGAGGTCCACCGTTTCAGTAGGAGCATCGCCCACCGGATACGTTGGGCTTGCGACCTCTGCCATCGTCACGTAGCTGGACTTGAACCCGGGAACGTCTGCCGCCACGAGCGGAGCAGATAGCTCCTTGGCCACGCCGTCCTCAAGGACCCGAATCACGTACATCACCGGGTCCGAACCTGCTGGGAGCCCCTGGGGGTCAATCTCGACGGTGACGTCATTGCCCCACGAGCCGGGGCTGATGGCTGAGATGTCCAGCCAGCCAGCCGCCGTCCCGGTCGCCTCGACAGCACCACTGGACACTGCTCGCACGACCCACAGGTACAGCCCGCCCTCGTTGAAGAAGCCATACGCCGCCTTGTACATGTCCGGTCCGCCCGCGAGCGCACCGAACGTGTCCTTGTACTGACGGAACGCCGTGACCTGGACGGGAGTGTTGGCTGGCCCCTTCTCCGTGACCCCAACGATCATTCCCGTCCCGGTGTTGAGTGCCGGACCCGCCGGAGCGAAGTCATCGAGCACCTGAGTTGTGACCCCTGGTCTGGGCATCAATCCTCCTGGTAGTGTTGAACCTCTGCGTCAATTGGGACCTTGTCGACGTCAAGCTCATAGCTCTCGACGTATGGCCAGAGCGGCCGGTCAGTTGGCGGATCAGTCTCCGGCGGGTAGATGGGCTCAGTGGGACCCGCACCCCACTCCGCGTAGCTGAAGGTCTGGACACGGAAGGAGCAGACAGCCAGACACGTAGTCCGGTCATCCTCGACGGACAGGGCTCCGCCGGGGACCTCCGTGAGCGGGTCAACCATCCCCATCACGCCGTCCTCGTCCCGCTGCTGAAGCATGGCGAGCCGGATCGCCAGGCTGTACATTCTCGCCAGCGTAAGAGCCCGCGGAGCCGCACGGACCTTCTGGCCCTTGGCTACGGCGTGGATGCCCAACTGGATCACCCAGTATGCCATGTACGTTGAAGCACCATCGTCTGTGCTGTACTTGACGGGCGGCTCCGCTACGCCGTTGTTCACGAGGATGACGCCTGGTAGCTGGTCCTCCGGGAACCGCTCCATGTCGGTCGCGACTCGCCACGACCGGACCGGCTTGAGGTGCTCCGGGTCCATCCCAGCCTCCCTGCTGACCTCGTACTGGTAGCTGGGGAGCCACTTCCAGAGGAGGCTCAGGATAGCCGCCTCGACGTGGTGGGCTCCGGTGAACTCCCCGTACACATGAGTCCGCGTGTAGCTCATTCGTGGTACCCTTCCATCAACGCCCGCTGAACGATCTTGATGACCTGACGCTTCTCCGTCTCGCGGAGCCGGAGCGGACGCGCAGGCATCGGCGTCTTGGTTCCGAACTGATGGAACAGCCCCGGGACCTTGGGGGCGAGCAGGACCAGCTCAGACGGGCTCTTGTGGGACTTGAGATTGCCTGTCATCGCCCGCCGGTACTGCCCTGACCTCGTCAGGATCGGACCGGGCGAGTACCCCTGGGCGATCCGGGAGCGGATGGTGGATGGCTTGAGCGGAGCCCAGCCCGGTCCCTGGCTGGAGAAGTTGCGCTCAAACGCCCGCTTGAACTCCGCCTCGACGTCAGGCCACGCCGGAGACATGTCCATCGCCCGGTCCGCGAACCGCAGCAGCTTGCGGGAGACGATATCATCGCCCCACACGGTCACCCTCATAGTCAACGCCATGAAGGCTCCTCTCTGCCATTCTCTGGTCGGCTAGGAGTGGGTCTGACCCGTAGCCCAGGGGGACCTGCGCGAGCCTCAGAGAATTGGCGGGAGTGTGGGAGGATGACGCATCCGCGGCGTCTCCGCCGGTAGGATCGCACCTGCCACGTGGCAAACCCCTTGCTCACCATCGGGTACGCCACCCCACCATTCCGCCGCGGTCCGCTGGGAAGGCGTAGCTGGGCTTGGGGATGTTCACGCCCTCGCCCGGGTCCGGCTCGACGCCGCCCGCCGCGCACTCAGAGACGGAGCCCACGAGGTCGCCCATCATTCCGGACTTGCCGTCAGGTCCATACAAGAGTTCGTGATACTGGTCATACGCGGACCGGCTGGACTGGACCTGTTCCGGGAAGTAGCTCAACTCCACCAACATCGCCGCGAGCAGGGCAACACAGGTCGCCGCCTGCGTCATCACGTCCTCCGCCGTGTTGCAGATCAGGACCTCCGGCGTCAGCGGTCCCGTCCGCCCCACGACAGAAGATGCCGCCATCTCAAGTATCCGCTCGACCTCCGCGAGCGTTGGCCTCGTGGAGTCTGTCCACGAGCCAACCTCCACATCAGTGTCGTCCTGCGTCCTGGCACGGAGGAGAGAGGCAACGTCGTCAGGCGTCGCAGGCCAGGTGACAAGTGGGGAGGTTGGCTCGCTCATCAGTCCTCCTCATCCGGCTCGGATTGGTTGATGATCCGGTTCAGACCGGTGGACACCCCCTTGCGGGGCTGTGTCCCTGTTGCTGCGTTCTCCGCCGCGAGCAGCGCACGAGCCTTGTCTGGATCGTCCTCCGCCGCGGAGATGACCGTTGTGACTGTGGGCTGCTCCTCCTTGAACCACTCCACCAGTGCGTCGTGATCATCGAACGGGAGCCCGGTGGTCTGCTCCTCCGCCACCGGGCTCGCCTGCTCGATCTCATCCGGCTGGAATGAACCGGTCCGCTCGCCCCGCTCGATGTCCTGCTCAAGCGGGATGTCCACGGTGTCCCCTCGCAGGGCGTGGCGCACTGACACCACGTCCTCCTCGACTCCATCCCGCCGAACCCGCTTGCGGCCGGTCGGGACGTAGTACATGAACTGTGCTGCTCGGATGGTTCGCCTGGCCATGACTACCCAGCCAGACCCGTGAATCGCAGGATCGCGAACTTGTTGTCCACGAACCAGAGCGGCCGGACGGAGGACTGGACCCAGGTGCGCTCTGTCTTCTGCTCTCGCCACGTCTCCGTCCCCAGTGGCTTCTCGATGCGCATCTGACCGACCTGCCGCTCAGCCACCGCCAACGCCTCGCCCGCGGGCTGGCGTGGGGTGCTGTAGATAGACGGAACGCCGGGACCCGCTAGTGCGGGACCGTAGATGGCGGTGAGGGCCAACGCCTCCTGCGGGTTCACGATCCACAGGTTGTAGTCGATGCCCATCTCCTCCGTCTCCGCCTGCATCTGCGCACGACCAAAGTCATACGCCGGTGAGGACTGAGGCGGGTCCACTTCTGGGTTGTAGGCGGACCAGTCGTTGCCCGTCACATCCCGGGAGCCATCTGAGAGAGCCGCGTTGACTTCCGCGATGGCCCTCTGGTTGAGCTTGCGGGTGATCGTGTTCGCCAGCTGACGCATCAGCTTGGTGAACCCCGCGGTGTCGTTGCGGTCGCGAGCCTCGTCCGTGACGAACGTCTTGCCGCCCCACTTCTCCACTTCAGCGATCTTGGGGGCCAGCTGCTCGCTCGTCACCAGCGGGAACTCCGCCGCCGGAGACACCTGCTCGACATCGCGGTTGGTGTACAGCTCATTCTCCTGAGCCTCATCGTACACCACCGCTCCGCCGGTCACGCCGCCGCCGGACGCGAACAGCCGGTCAGCGACAAACCGCTCCGTCGTCAGGTCCATGATCATCCGGGTCACCCTGGTGGGCTGCTGGAGCATGGTCTCGACGGTGATCGTGGTACCGCTGATCATGGGCGGTCCCAACGGGTGAGTCGTGGGCATCGGGTAGCTCGTGGCCGCGTGGACGCGAGCCTCGCAAGCGATGATGCCGTGACGGGTGACGTGCCTGTGGTACGCCGCCCTGATTGATGCGCTTGTTCTCATGTTGGTCACCTCCTCTCAGATCAGCTTGATGATCGCGTCCTCGTCCGCCGCCGCGTCTGCGAGAGCGGTCCCGTACTTGAGACCACCGGCGGTGACGTCCACTGCTTTGCCTCCTGCTCCCGGCCCCACAGGCATCCCTGCTGTGAGTGCTCCTCCGGCCGTGATCGGGACGGTGAACCCGCCGCACAAGACGGCCGTGGTCTTGCCAATGTCGGCGTCGTGTTCTGCGACGCCCAGGCAAGCGGCGTCCGCGAGTCCGGCCGGTTTGATCAGGACGTTCCCGCCCGTTGCGCCCGGGTCGAGCCCGCGGCTCCCCGGGTCCTTGGTGCGAGCCACGGCCACGAACCGCTTGCCCACGACCGCCGCCCCGTACGCCCGCCCTGTGATCCGCGAGGACGGCTCATAGAAGGGCACGCAGAGGTTGGATGTGTTGCTACCCATAGTGGCTCAGCCTCCTCTCTTGATCTCCGGCAGCCACTCCGCCGGGTACGCCTCGATGGTGGTGTTCTCGATGGGGCTCTCCCCGCCCCTGGCCTGGACCGGCACGAGCCCCTTGGCGAGCCCGCCCTTGTCCTCCTCAGCCGTCAGCAACGTCCGTGTGCCATCTGGGTCCCGCTCAAGGAGCCCGGCCCAGTGCGCCCGTCGAGAGGGCGGGATGCGCCCCTGCTCGATGGCCGCGTTGAGGACCCTGTCACGGTCCTCGCTCGCCTGACGCTCAAACGCCGTTGCGCCCTGTTGGGCTTGACGCCGCGTCTCCTCCCACGTCGCACGATCCACCGTGACCGTGCTGCCGGCGGTGACGGGAGGCTCCACTGCGCCGGCATCGTTCTCGCTGGAAGGAGAGCCACTCTCCGGCTGCGCGGTCGCAGGGTCTGTAGGTCCGTCTGGGGCTGTGTTGTCCGGACCGCCCGGGGTGTGCTCCGCCGTCGCACTCGTCCCCGACTGCTCCGCCGCCGGAGCCCGGTCCGTGTCGCCCTCCGCCTCGTGTCCGGGCGGAGTGATGATGCCTGCAGACGCCAGCGCGGTCCGGACCTCCTCGTCACTGGCGTCATCCGCCAGTCCAAGGGAGTTCCGGAGGGCCACTGGGTCCACTTCCGTGGTCACACCCACGTTCGATCCCTCCTGTTCAGGGCGGCTCTCCGCCCGGTTGGCATACACGGCTATGGATCGCCCGGCCGGTGGAGCCGGAACGCCCCATGCCGCCTCCTGCTTCGCAGGTTGCTGACTTGCGGGTTTGTCGACGTACTTGATCTTGACTGCGATGGGATCGGAGAAGGTCACCTGGTCGCCGTTGATTTCAAACGGAACCCGGTACAGATCGCCGTTGTCCTCGTCCTCCACGATCAGTTCGTTGGGGTCCACGTACATGGACCTGATCCACCACCAGAAGTGATCGGGTCCCGCCTCCTCGTAATACTGGCGGCGGATGTTCTCCGCGTCCACCTGAGCGCGGACCGAACCCCGCGCAGGACGGGCCATAGCGTCAACCTCCTCCTTTGTTGTGAGGACCTGGACGTTGTCCGGTCCCTGCTCGCTGTACAAGGCTTGGATGTCATCGAGGGTTCCGACGCCGGGCCAGACCACCCCCAGCAGGGCGAGGTCAGTCATCACGAGCCGCCAGTGGTGGCCGGTGTTCGTCTCGACCTCCCACACACCCTCAATGGAGCGGGCGGGATACGCGGATGGCAGGATGTCCGCGAGCCAGGTGGGGATGCCAACATAGTCCCCCACCACCAAGTGGCCGTCCTGCTCCAGCCGGAGATTGCCCACCGTCCCGATTGCTGGTTGGCCATCCTCCATCAGCCCAAGATCAGCTGTATGCCCCAGCTTGAGCCGCGGGACCTTGATGGCCGGGTCCCCCTGCGACTCCACGATGGAGTTCAGGTCCTCAGTCGTGAAGGTGACGGGTCCGGTCGCCAGCGGGTACTCGATGCCCGTCTGGACAATCTCCACGTCCTTGATCGTGGTCGTGTTCGGGATCGCGACCGCCGCCGCCCGGAGCAGGGCGGGCCACGGCTCCTCGCGGTGGACCCAGCCGACCTCGCCCGCGAGCCGGTTCACGGCGTCCCAGGTCACCGGCTCTTGCCCTTCTTGTAGCCCGGTCCGGTCACGGTCCCGCGCTTGGTACCCACGCTGGCGACTTTGTTGCCGTGACGCCGCCGGACCGCTTTGGCCACGTGCTGGTAGCTCCCATAGGTCCCCTTCTGGCGAGCCCTGGCCAGCGCGTTCCGGGCTCGCTTGACGGTGTCGATGGGGTACCGGCGTTGTTTGGGGTACGCGAATGCGCTGGACGGTAGCTTCTTGCGCCTGCTCGCCTTCATGACTTAGCCGTTCAGCCGCCCGGTGGTGACGAGGATCTTGGCTGCCTTCGCCCGCTCCTGCGTCTTGATCTCCGCCGCCGTCAGCTGGTACTTGGACGGGTCATAGGCGGGGATGTCGCCTGCGAACACCCGCTCGCGGACCCGCGTTGTCCCGTTGAAGCAGATGATGACGTGTTCGCCCTCGCTCGTGAACGTTGCGTCATACTGGAAGATGCCAGGCATCCCGCTCCCATCCGGAGCGGTCATCTGGCCCATGGGGACCTGTGCGCCCGTCTCGTCCAGCTGGACGTACGGCAGCTCAAAGGAGGCGCACTCGACCGTCCAGGACATATTGTCGCCCTGAACAGGCGTCAGGTCCATCGTGATCGCGCCCTCCTCGCCTTCAATTGCGACTGGGTCAACACCCATATCAGTAGCTCCTTTCACCTTCATACGTTGCCACGACCGTTCCCCGACAGCGACCTCCGCCTTCACAGTCAATGTAGCCTCCTCCCGCGTACAGCGCAAAGGCGTCCTCCTCCGTCAGCTCAGTCCCGTCGATGTCCATACAAGGACCGCACGTGTTGGCGTCGAGCAGTTCAGACGAGTACATGGTGATCCGGTTCCCATCGTCGCTCGCGTCCGTGAACACTTCAGTCCGCGCCTGGTTGACCGCCTCGTTGATCATCCCCTTGAGCTGATCACTCGCGTACACGTCCACCCGGGCGATCATGTCGTTGTAGACCTTGTCAGCCAGATCGTTCATCTGGGTGTACGATGCCTTGACCTTGGCGGTGAGCCGCTGCGCGTTCCCGGTCAGGCTCGCCCGGAGGCTGCTGGCGTGATCGGCCGCCATGATTCGCCCCTTGTCGCCCGCGATCAGGTGCTTGGACCCGCCGTAGTGGACAGCCTTCAGGAGCCCCTGCTTGACCAACTCCTCGCGAGCCCGGCCGGTGGCCACGTGAGCGGTCTGACCGATCACCTTCATGAACGCCTCCTCCGCCGCTGCTGCCGCGGCCGGAGCACCACGCCCCGCCTCCTCCATCGCCGCCGCCGCTTCACTCGCAGCGTCTGCTCCCGCCTTGGCCACGACCTCGACCACGTTGTCTGCGGTAGCTCCTTGGATGGCCTTCTGAATCCGGTCCATCATCGCCGCCCGCTCCGCGTTCCACGCTGCTTCCGCGTCCGACAGGCCAGCTTCTGCGTCCTCGTCTAGCCCAGCGAAATCAGTTCCAGCGCGGACCTCGTGGGGGTAGGGCTGGCGGCGTAGCGGGCGAGCCGGGAGACGTGGGCTAGGCATGGCAGACGGGCTCACGGCCGGGTCCGGCTCCGCCGCGGCGTGAGGGTGGCGGGAGGACGGCAGGCCAAACCGCCCTCCTCGCCGGGCGGAGGTCTGGGGCACTTGACCGGTGTCCGACAAACCGGTCGCGACCTCCGGTGGCAGCTGGGCGCCAGCAAAGTCCTGCAGCGTGGGCTTTGCCTGCTCGTCCCGGACGTAACCCAGCGTGGGTGTACGTACGGCTGCTGGGTCAACGTTCCAGTTCCACCAGTCCTCGATGACGTACTGGACGGTGGTCGCGACTACCCAGTCTGCAATGAACGTCTGTTGCTCCGCGAACCAGTCGATGAAGGACTGGCCCAGAGCCCGGGAGCCCGTCTCCGTCTGGCCCAGCTGCATGAACATCATCAGCATGGACCTGGCCATCTCCTCATTCTGGAACCGGATCGAGCCGATGGTGTCTGGGATCGAGCCTTCTGTCCCCACCAGCCGTAGCTTGGTCTGGTTCGGGACCGCTCCGCCGCCTCGCTCGCCCACCTTGTACTCCTGGGCCATGTCGTCGAGAGCCTGGATGTCTGTCGGGCTCGCGCCCGGCGGAGCCTCGATGATTGGCATCCCGACGCCGTTGCGCTCGTGTTTGATGGCGTCCACCCGGAGCAGTCTGTCCTTGACCAACCAGTTCCGGTACATCGGCCGGTAGATGGAACGGCCGATCCAGTTGCCCGGCTCCTGGTCCCAGATGTACGCCACGAGCCGGTCCACCGGTATCTCCGGCGGAGGCATCCCGGCCGTCCCGAACCCCTGTGTGATGGACACGAGCCCGCCGTCATCGGCCACCTTGATCTCTGTGATCGTCCGCGGGTGGCGTGGCCCTAGCTTCCGGAGCCTCCACACCTGGGAGCGGTTGGGTCCATCGGTCGTGATGTCGCCCACCTGCTCAAAGTAGTAATGGCCATAGATCATGGCCTTCAGCAACGTCTGTAGATGCCTGTACCAGCCGAACCGCCCCTGGGAGCGGAGCCGGGCGGACTTGGACCCGTCCGTGAGAGCCTGCTTGGCAGCATCAGCCCCCACGACCAGGTTCAAGTCCGCCGCAAGGAGGTCGGTGTAGAACGGGTCGCACTCGTTGGGGTCCAGATACCAGCCATAGCGCATCAGCGCAGCGGTCGCGCCCAAGTACAGACCTTGGCACTGGGCGTCGTTTCGCATCTGGTCGAACCACTCGATGGAGCGTGGCCACTGGAGTTCGGGAGCCTTCTCCGCGTCGTCCATGAACTGGGACCACGGCAGGACGCCTGTCCAGTTGTAGACCGTCGAGACGGCTGTGCCTCGCTCCGTCGTGGGTGCGTTCCCGTTCACCGCCATCAGCTAGTCCCCGCCCTCGTCACCCTCCGCGGGCTCTGACTTCTCCCGCTCCTGCTCGACGCGAGCCCGCTCAGCCGACTGCTGGCTCTCATCGTCCTGGCCCTCGTCCTGCGCCTCCTCCTGAGGCTCCTGCTCCGGCTCCTTCTCCACTGCGCCCTCCTTTGGTTGATCAGTTGTCATCGTCCCGGTTCCTTCCAACACCAAGATAGGTCGCCAGGGCACCAACAGCAGCGCCCAGAGCCGTCGACAAGACACCCGCCTCTTGATCGGAGACGTGGCCATGGCCGCTGAAGAACTCCACGGCAATCAGCAGGATCAGCGTGAGGCTGACGCCGGTCGCGAGAACGACAGCCACGATGTCTCGACCGTTCCATGGGTGCTTCACTACCCAGGCACCGGAGCGAACCCGACGAACCCGGCCACGGACTTCCCAGCTTGTCCACCGTTCCATCCGTTCTGGCCCGGCTTCTGCCACGTGTAGACCAGCGAGCCGTTCCGCTTCTTGCCCACGAGCGTGAGGGCACCGCTCGCGGAGCGGTCCGCGGAGATGGACACCACGTCCTTGGCCTCGCAGAACTTGCTCATCCCGGCCGGACCCTTGCCGGACTCGCCGCCGTTCCACTTGGTTGCCCCCTTGTTCTGCCACGTGTACCACACCCAACCGTCGTGTAGCTCAAACACGTGGATGCCATCGCTCCAGTTGAGTGCGACCGCCACTTGGTCCTCCTCGTCTTGTTCGGTGGGCGCTGGAGCCCCGCCGCCGCCGCGGGCGAGGTCCAGCACATAGTCCATTGGGAAGCCAGGCCCACAGTCCCAGTGACCGCCGCCCCAACTCCCTAGCTCGTTGTGTTGACAGACGCCGCGGCCGGAGCCCTGGGCCTGTGAAGAGTTCAGCTTGGTGATGGGGAGCCCGTAATGAGCCGCCTCCTCCGCGATCCACGCCGCCGTATTGCGCAGCATCGCATCGTGGTTGTTGCGCCACTCGTTGGTAGACCAGGAGGCGAACCCGCACAACTCGATCTGGACAGCCACCGGGTTCGCCCCGGCCGCGGTCCACGCCTTGTTCCCGCGCTTGACGTACTCCCCGATGACGTTGGGCTTGTCGTCTGCTCCCGTGTGGGACGAGACGCCTGCCCCGCTTGAGGCAAAGAAGTTGCCCAGGCTCTCGATGGTCCGGGCTCCCTCAGCAGTATGGAGGACGATCAGCCGGACGCCTGCGCCGCCCCTGCTGGAGTAGTTGGGCGATGGGATCCAGACGCGCTTGATGGCCATCAGTCCTCCCTCAAGCTATCCAGGAACCCGGGACCGTGCCTGCGCTCGACCTCGATGCGCCGCGGGTCCGCCGGGTCCAGAAACCGCGCATCAGCGTCCGCGTCGAGCGGTGGCAGGTGCTCGTGCGGCTCCTGCTCCGGCTCCGGGACTGGGCTGACGTCGTCACTCATTTGATACACCCGTACATAGTCACTTGACCTCCAGGATGGTTGATCACGACCTCGCCGGGGACGAACCCGCCTGGGCAGGCTACAGAGCCGCTTGGCCCCTGGGGTCCGGCGGGTCCCCTTGGACCGGGTGGTCCCGCCGGACCCGTTGGTCCCGCCGGTCCAGCTGGTCCCGGCTCCCCGTTGTGAAGGGTGATGGTCACTGTCTTCTGCGGTGCTGGTGGGTTGTCTGCTCCCAACGCCATTGCCACCAGCCCTCCCGCTCCAGCCGCGAGTACCAGCGAGCCTCCCATGACCGCGCTAATCACCTTCATGCTCGCCATGCTCCAGCCCCTCCTTGTAGGCGTCGAGCCGCGCATCGCAGGCATCCTTCTCGTGCGCAATCACCTTCTTGATGACCCAGCCGGAGCCGAGTATGGAGCCCAAGGCCGCAAGGAACGCTGTGATCCATTCCCATGACACTCACTCTACACCAGCTTGATGATCACCAGAGCGATAGCCGCCCAGATCAGGAGCCCGGCCGCGATTGCGGCCACGGCGTGGATCCAGGACTTGAACATGTTGCCCCTCCACAGCTACCACTTGCGCTCCAGGAGGTCCGCCGTGAGGCTCGCCTCGTCCACGCCCCGGCCGTCTGCTCGACGTGCCTTGGGGATGTAGAAGGAGCCCTGTCCAGCGCACGTCGATTGCATGACGGCGTCCGCCCGGTCCGGGCTGGGCATGCCTCGCCGCTCCATGTCCTCCTTGGACTCGATGAGGATGCGCCCATCGGACCGGATCGTGTACTTGATCGCGAGCAGTTGGGAGATGAGCTTGTCGTCCTCTCCGTCCGGTGGGAGGTCATACAGCCCCTCCTCCAAGCCCTGTCGGAACGTCCACCACTGCTCCGCCCGCCGGTTGACGAACCGCTTCTGTGCCTGAGCGGTGGATGGCTTCTCGCTTGCGACGAATGGGACCACCGGGAACCCCTGCTCACGCAGCCGGTCGAACACGCCGCCGCCGATGCCCACGGTGTCGATGTGCGCCGGAGCGTACCCAAACGTCTCGTTGAGAGCCTGGGCCATCCGGCCGCTGGTCACCATCGTGTCCTGCTTGTTGGCCACCCACTCCATCCGGATCATCCCAGCCCGGTTCCGGTAACACGCCGTCTCGTTGGAGCCCTGGCGGGCCACGTCGAGCCCGAACACGCCCGGCTCGCCCAGGGCAAACCCGGATAGGTCCTGCTCCTGCGCCCGGCGGACCCATGACGGGTAGATCAGCGTCTCCTCGCTGACCTCCGGGAACTCCGCCAAGACCTTGGAGGTGTACAGAGGCGAGCCCACACCCCAAGATCGCCCCACCTCCTCGACCCACTCAGGGGACACCAAGCGGTCCAGGACATCCTGTGGGCAGGGCTCGCCAGTGAACGCCGGGGTGTCGAATGCGGAGATGGTGATCACATTCCACCCGCTCGACGGCCGACAAACCCGCTCAAACTCGCTCGATGGATCGTCAGGGTTCCCAATCGCGAGGACCCTGTTGGTTGGGCTCGTGAGCAGCGTGTCAATGGCGGTCCACAACCATTTGGGAACGCCGCCCGCCTCATCCAGCAACACGAGGACGTACTTGGCGTGGATGCCCTGGAACGCGGTCGCAGCCTCCTCCTGGTTCCGGAGGTCTTGAGGCTTGCGCCCGTATGCGACCAGGGTCCCGTCCCACTTCCACTCTGGCGTGTCGCCCTCCGTGATGTAGCCCGGGAGCCCCGCCTTGCGGTGGGCAACGCGGATGTACCGCCAGAGGATCGCCTTGACCTGGTTGGTGCTGGGAGCCGTGGTTACCACGAACACGTCGTCAATAGGGTGGGTGTCCAGCCACCAGGCAACCGCCCTGCTCGCGATGTGGGACTTGCCCGTGGAGTGGGCGGACTTGACGGCCGTCTTGCGGTTGTCCCGGATGGAGTCCATGATCCGGTCCTGCTCGCTCCACGTGTGCTCGTGGAGGCGAGCAGACACCCAGGCCGGTCCGCGGCTCGCCATCGGGTCCGGCTGCGGGTCGAGCCCGTCCGCTATGCGCTCCAGGAACCGGGTGCGCTGGTCCATCATCTCAGCGCGTCCTCCAGGTAGTGGAACAGGTCCTCGTCACGGAGCACCACGCCGTGTACCGGACACAGGTACCACAACGCCTGCCAATCGTAGACCGTCCGGCGCAGACACCTGGGGCATAGTATGGGCGTGGTGGGGCGGACCGGGAGATTGGCAGAGGTCATGTCAGCCACCTTGACGATCTGGATGTTGACGTGCTGCGAGTGCGGTGGGAGCCGCAGGTACAGCCTCGCAAGGAACTGGGGCTTGGTCACGCCGCGACCTCTGGGAGAGCCGTCCCCTCAACCAACCGCCGCCTGATCCCCTCGCCCAACAGCCTGACCTGCTCATTGTTCAGCCCGGCGTCGTTGGCGGCAGCCCGGATCGCCGCAAGCACCCACGTGGCCTTCTGCTCCTCCACCGCGACCTGACGCTCAGCGATCCCTAGCCTGGTCATGTCAGCAGCGATCTGGTGGACCTCGACCCTGAGAGCCGCCTCCAGCTTGTACCACTTGTTCGGCTCGACCCGGACGTTGCCCTGGGCGTCCCAGTACTTGACCCAGAACTCGTCCACTGGTACATCGTCAGCGTAGCTCGCGGCCACGTACAGCGAGCCCATCGCCCGGTCGAGCACCAGCTGGAGAGCCTGGGCCACGGAGGTCCGCGACTCCAGCCACCTGGGATCGTCACCGCACAACTCACTCGCCTCAGCCCAGAGGACCCGGCGGACGGTCATGCGTCGCTTCCGCCGGGCTCGCTCGCCCTGAGGCATCACTCGACCTTTGCCACGCCCACTCACAGGGCGGGAGCGTAGCTCGACGGACGTTGGTCAGTCAAGGGGTCAATCCTCCCGCGCTGAACGCCCGCCCGCGCCCGCGGGCGAGCCGCTGGCCGACCTCCGGGCGGCTACGCCCAGCGGAGGGGATTGCCCCGCCTTGCGAGGCACGCCCGCCCTAGTCCTCACGAGGAGCCCCTGGCCAGGCGGCTCGCGGGTGCGCCTCCAGTATCTCGATCCGCCAACCTGAGGGGGATCGAGTGAACACCCTCTTGCCCCAATGCTCCTCCGCCTCGTACACAGGCCAGTCCTTGGTCCGAACAACGCGAGCGAATTGCGACCCGATCACGACCGCGACATGTGACCGGCCGCCGACTCCAAGCGGAGCCTGCGGCAACTCGTACGCCGGAACGGGCACGAGATGGATCCACGAGGACGCCCACCCCTCAGCAGCGAGACCAGGCCAGGATCGCAGCCACTCGGTGTGCCCCATTTGACGAGTCCTTTGGAGCCGTTTGTACCCCAACCACGCCCAGAATCCCAGCTCAGCGGTCACCAGCGAATTGTCAATTTCAAGTGTCACGTGACTGATCAAAAACACCAACCTCCAACCAAACACAGATTGTTCATTAGAGCCACCTCCCTGCCATTCTCTGCCAATCCCATGTCGCAGCTGGACTAGGAGACAGACCAAGTCATCGCGTCAAGTCCTCCCTGCTATTTGCCAACTTTTTGGCTCCGAGCAGAAGCCATTGAACCGCAATCCGGTTATCCACCAACTTGGCTCCGCGGACGCCGCAAATCCGTCACCCAATCGGTGAACTCAGCAGCCAACTCCCACGACTGAATCCGCGGGTCCCCCTCCACCACCCAAGCCTCCATCCCGGGACCTCCGGCGTATGTCTTCAAGACGTCACCGACGTACCCACGCCCGGTCGTTTCAGAGCCGTGTAGGATGCGAGCAACGCACAACGCCATATGACGCACCGCGTCCGTCCGGTGATCACCACGCCCCAGTGCTCGACCCTTGCGCTTTGCGTGCGCCACTCGCCACAGCCCCCACTCCTTCAATCTCGCATCGGTCGCGTACTTCTTGGCGTCAGCCGGAGTCTGCTCGACAACGGTCACGCCCAGCGCATAGCGTCCGGCCGGAGCCGCCCGGCCGGGCACGTTCAACTCACCCTGAATCCCGGCGTCACGAGGCACGAGCAGGCACCGGAGCCCGGCCGCGACCTCGACACCGGTCAGGTCCACGTTCACCTGCCGCAGTGCGAAGGACTCGATCACCAACCAAATCCTGAACCCCTCCTCGACGCCGTACGCCCGCCCAACCCTCTCGCCTCGCATGCGCTGCTCTAGCGCGGTGTCCGCCCAGAACAGCCCACGTGCCACGCCGGTCGCCTTCCCCGGGTCAATGGCCATCACAGCGAACCGCATTACAACCGTCCCCAGCCGCAAGGGTCCGGGAGAATCGTCCGGGACGGTACGCCCCTAGAACCCCTAAAAGGGGGTTCGGCGGACGGCCGGACGGTTCCCGGACCCACGGACCGTCCGGGACCGTCCGGGACGGTGCGGACGATTCTCGCGCTGATCATGTAGACCTCCAGTAACGCTCACCCTTCCCCACGATCTTGGACGTGATCAAACCGTCCGCTCGCATGGATTCCAGGATCGGTTTCACCATAGAGTTCTGGACGCCTCTCACGGCGTCCCGGATTACAGTGTACGAGCAGGCATTGGCCTCGTCCGCCGGGACCTCCTCCCAGACAGCCTCCCGGTACTCAGGGTTCATGACAGTCGCAGTAGCTCGCCGCTCGCTGGCCTCTGCCTTGGCCTCCTCTCGCCGGGCTGCCTTCTCCCGCTGAAAGTCCTCAGGCAGATACTCGTCACCGGCGGAGCCCCGTGAGCAATCCCAGATCATCGAGGTCCCCAGACTCACCCGCTCCATCCTCATCGCCTTGAGCGGTCCATACCGGTTCTTGTCCACATGGAACAGCCCCGCCTCCCGGGAGCCCATGGCCTCCAGCTTGAGCACAGCCTCGCTGAACATCTGTAGATGCCTCGTCCCGCGAGCCTCGCCCATCGCGTTGGTATGCTGGAGGACGATCACGGTGATGTTGAGCCCCAGGGCTAGGGAGCGCATCCCCAAGGCGAATGACCGGGTGTCCTCCACGCCGTCCTTGTTCACCGTCCCGTACAGCCCGGCGGAGTCCACCACGAGGACCCGGACCCGGCCGCGTCGCAGGACTTCCAGCGCAAGCCGGGCGAGCCCCGCCGGTGACGTGATGTCCCAGGTGCTCTGAGTGAAGTACGCCGGAGCCGCCCCGTTCAGATCGCCGCGAGCCCGGACGAGAGCAGCATACACAGGCCCCAGCTGCTGTGTCCCCTCGCCCTCCAGCATCACGACAGAGCCACGATCCACCCGGTAGCCGTGCCAATCGAGCCCACGAGCGATGGCGTCAGCGAGGTCGGACACCAGGATGGTTTTACCCACGCCCGCTGCTCCGTACAGCACGGTGTACCCAACTTCCGGGACCCAGCCCTCAACGAGCCAGCGTGGAGGAGGCTGGTTCAGGACCTCCTCGACCGTCATCCAGGCGATGTCGGGCTCGCCGCCGGAGAACGTCTCCAACACGCCCTCGATCACATCGCGGAACTCGCCCGCCTCGCCAAGAACCTCCTCCACGTTCGCCTTCTCAGCGTAGCTGTCAGTGGTCGTCTCCGCGACCGTGGGCGGGTCCTCCCTGATCAGGTGCTCGACTGAGAGTTCATTATCGCGATGGTCACTGAAGTCCTTCCCACGGGCGGCTCTCCAACACTCCCAACTCGCCCCCACTTCATCGAGAGCCTCCATCGCCCAGCGAGCCCGCCGTGCCCCGTCATCATCCCGGTCCCAGATCAGCATCACGTCCGCACCAGCGAGCGGCCGGGCGAGCCCTGCTGGCCACTTCCCGTTCTGTGGTGGGGTCGTGGCGGAGCCGAACCCGTCCTTGACGAACCGGTCCGCGTCCTTCTCACCCTCGACCACGGTCACCGTCTCGCCCTGCTCGACCGCCGCCCAGACCTCCGGGAGCCGGTACAGCACATCCATCTCAGAGCCGTAGCCATCCTGCCACCCTGACTCTGTGTAACACTCCCACTTGAACCCCTTGGGGTCGAATCTGATCTTGCGACGGATCGCCTCGCCGTGTCTGGAGACGTAGTGATATGTGGCGACTTCTCGCCTCTGTGCCTTAGCCATTCTCTGACTCCGGACCAGCGACCCTGTACCCGTACCCAGGGTCACCCCAGAATTCATGCGAGAGGGTGGCTAGCGTTTGCGAGAGCCCACATCTAGGGGTTCTCGCCCCTCCGATAAGTGGACGCCTCACGGGAGAGCCCTCCCGCTGTCAGCGGACGAATGCCGCTGTCGGATCAGCCATCCATTCTCGGACCTCGATCTGGTCGAACCGCTCCGCGTCCACCCGCTCCCGGATCGTACAGCCCCGGTCGAACTCCGCCGTGAATGGGCAACGCCCCAGCGCGTAGCAGACTGGACGGAACAGCGAGGACGCCGCTATGAACTCGTACTGCCAATTGAGCCCGTACCCCTCGACCGTCTTGCGGTCGCCAGGGAACACCGGCGGCTGGTAGTCCGCGAGAGCCTTGATGATCTGGGCTCCAACGAGCCTCCACTCAAACTGCGCCTGTGTACAGAGCCGGTTCCCAAGGTGGTCAACCAGGTTCCGGAGGTTGGTCTTGTAGTTCAGCCGGGTCAGGGTGTCGTGTGGGAGGAGCCCGCGAGCCTCCTCCGCCGGGACGCCGTTTGCGATCAGGCTCTGGTACGCGAGCCAGACAGCCTTCATCGTCGCGCCCCACATCTCCAGAGCCTGCTTGTTCGACCCGATCAGCGGACCCGGCCGGGCTGCGATGTCCTCCTTGACCGCGAACCGCATCGACTCCTGAGCGTACACCGCCGTCCGCTGGCGGACCATTTGGTGCGTGAACGCCCGGGTGACGTTCTCGACCATGAAGTGGAGGTCAACCGCCTCCAGTGGGGCCTTGAGATGGGTTGAGTTGGCCTGCTCCCACGCCCACATCCGGTCCTCCTCCGTTAGCTCCCGGAGGTCCCGGATCACCCGCCCCTTGTACATGAATACCATTGCGGCTATGGACCCCAGCGGGTCCGGCGTAGCGGAGAGCAGCGTGACCTGGGGGAACCCCTGGCCCACCGCCGGTTCCGCCGGGTACATCGCCTTGTCTACGTATGTGCTCACTTCTGCTTTCATCTGTCCCCTTCATTCGTTCAAACCTCTCCGCCAGATAGCCCCGGACGTGACGCACCGGATACAGAGCTACGCTCCCGTCCCGGCCGTTGATGACGCGATACCCGCGGTGGAGGTCGATGATGGTCTGCCTGCTGAGGCTGTAGTCCTGCTGTAGCTGCTCCAGGGTAGCTCCGGCCGCGACCCGCCGGATCAACTGCTCCCGCACCGACCAGGCATCGACCCTCAGCTGACTACCGATGCGCTGTAGGTACGTCTCCCTGTTGTACTGCTTCCGGTCCTTGGACTTGTACCACTCCCGGCGTCGAACCCGGGAGCAGTTGTCGCACTGCGATCTGATGTAGTACACGCCCCGGCCGCGGTGGCGGATCAAGGAGAAGTCCGACACGTGTCGCCACCGGCCGCACCGGGTACAGTTCCGCCGACCGCAGACGAGATTGCCTGGGAGCACCACACCATCTGGACGCCGGTGGCTCATGGAGTGATCACCCAGAGCCTCTTGACGTTCAGCTTCCGGACCGCCGACCGCGCTGGCTTGGTCGCCTCGACCAGCAGGAGGTCAGAGCCCGTGTTGAACTCCATGATGTGATCCCGGTACATCGGGAACCGCCAGCGGTCCACCGTGATGAGGAGTTGGTCGGTGTCGTCCTCGCCCGTCAGCAGCGCCCATTCACGCAGGTGCGGGTCCTTGATGCTCGCCGGGTCCAACTCGATCCCACGAGCCCGGTTCTGTTCGAATATGTCCCGGATGTTGAGCTTGAGGAACGTCCCCAGCCAGAAGCATTTGACCGCTCGCCCAACCAGGCTCTCGTCCGCGAGAGCGGTGGACGTGTGGGTGGGGACCGGGAGCCCCATCCCATCACTCCCCTGCTCAAGCCACTCCCGCGTCTGCGCAATGTTCCGGTCGAGCAGGAACGCCCCAAACGGGTCCTCGTCCGCGAGCCAGGCCTTGATCTTCTCCGCCGTCTTGGGTCCGAACCCCTTCAGCTCAACGATCTGGTCCCAGCTAGTCGGGTGTCGCTCGCGAGCCCACGCCGCCACAACCGCCGCCGTCTTGGGTCCGATCCCGTTGATGGCTCTGAACCCGGCTCTGATCCCGCCGTGCCTTCCGACCGGTGACCAGCCCTCCTCGCTCTTGGACAGAGACGGACGCCGGACCCGGATGCGGTGCTTGTCCGCGTCCCGGAGGAGGTTGCGAGTCCGCTCCGGGTCGCTCGCTGCTTCCGTCAGGCTCGCAGCGTAGAACACGTTGGTGTGATGTTGCTTGAACCACTGGGTGTAGTAGCTGATTAGCGCGTACGCCGCGCAGTGAGCGGCGTTGAAGGCGTACGCCCCGCTGGTGACCATGTTCCCCCAGATGCGGTCCGCCAGAGCCCGGTCCATCACCCGCTCCGCCCCGGTGAGGAACTCGTCCCGCCTTGCCTGGAACTTCTGCTCGCCCTTCTTGAGCGCGATGATCTTGCGAATCTCAGCAACACCCGCGGGCGGGAACCCACCAATCTCACGAGCCACCTGAAGTATCTGCTCCTGGTACACCATCTGGTATTGAGTGGGAGCCGTGATCCGGTCATACGCCGGGTGGACCCGCTCCGGCTCGCGGAGCCCCGCCTTGATCTCCGCGTACTCGCGGGCGGCTCCGTTGTGGAGCGGTCCCGGGCGACAGAGGGCGATACAGTCCATCAACTCGCTGAACCGCTCCGGTTGGATACCGGCCGTCACGTACCGGGTAGCTCGACCCTCAAACTGGAAGATGCCGGTCAGGTCCCCTGCCCTGAACGCCTCGTACACCACCGGGTCGCCCAAGTCCAGCGCGTACAGGTCCGCCGCCGTCATCCCGATCCGCTTACAGGCGTCCCACAACATCGACATGGTGTTGAGCCCCAGGAAGTCCATCTTGACGAGCCCCTGTCGCTCCGCGTCCGGCTTGTCGAGGGCCACGACCTGAACGATCTGTCCCGATCCCTTGGGGACCTCTCGCTCAGCGACCGTCGTGACGCTGGTGATCGGCTCGTTGGAGAGCACCAGCCCCGCGGCGTGAACACCGAACCCCTTGACGTTGCCTTCCAGCCACGCCCCTTTGGACAGGTCCGGGTTCCGGTCCCAGACGGCTCGCGCCTGGGGGAATTGCTCGATGGTGTCCTCAATGGTGCTGCTCGCCCGGAGGTCCCCGCTCGACCGCTCAATGAGGAACTTCTTGAGTTCTTCAACCTCCCACTTGGGGATGCGAAACACCCGGGCGATGTCGTCCAAGGAGTTCCGCCCCTTGAACTGGATGTACGTCCCGATGTTGTTGACGCAGCCGGGTCCCATCAGGTCCTCATAGAACCGCCGGAGCAGCGGGCGAGCCTCGCTGGGGAAGTCCAGGTCAATGTCGGGCAGGTCCTCGCGGGTGACGTCGATGAACCGCTCAAAGCGGAGGAGCCCCTCAAACTCCCGGCGGAGCGGATCAACCTCCGTGATCTCCAGCAGCCACGCCGCTATCGACGCCGCCGCCGACCCGCGAGCCGGACCCACCGGGATGCCCAGGCTCTTGATGTGACGTACGCCCGCCGCGACCAGCAGGAAATAGTCAACAAAGTCCTTCCCCTCGATGAGAGCCATCTCGTGTCGGAGTTGGGCGCTGTACCGTTCCTTCTCCTCGTCAGGGAGCCGGTGGAGTCCACGCGCACGCCAGCCCGTCTTGAGGAGGGTACGCCAATGCCCTGTCGCTGAGCCCTCGCCGGGCGGGAGCGGGTAGCGGACCATTGGGAGCCGTGGGAGCCGGGCGGAGCACTCCTGGGCAACCTCCTCCGTCGTGACAATCGCCTCAATTGCCTCCTCCTTGCTCAGTCCGGTAGCTCTCAGCTTCCGGTACACCGTCGCATCGTTTGGTGGTGGGCAGAGTGGAGCACTGTACCCCCACTCCCGCGCCTGCTCCTCCAGCGTGCGCTTCTCGCCCGGCCGGAGGTTGTGGAGTATCTTCTGGACCTCCGCTTCTTCCAACATCGTGTAGTGGCAGTCGAGCGTAGCCACGAGCCGGGTCCCGACTGCTCTGGCCAGGCGTCCCGCGAGTGCGTTGAACCGCCGTGTCGTCTCCAACTCCGGGAACGCCTGGACCTCGATCAGATAGTTGGAGCCGAACGTCTCCTTGAACAGCTGCGCTATCCGGAGCCCTCTGGCGTAGCTCGCCCGCTCCTGGGGGATACCCTTCCCGCCGACCGTCGCACACGAGAGGAGGCTGCCCTGACAGCCGGACAACACAAGGAGCCCTGCTCGCCGCCGGACGAGTTCGTCCCACGTGACTGTCGGCTCGTAATAAAAGGCACGCCACGAGCCGGTGACCAGCGCGAGCAGGTTGGCATAGCCGACAGCGTCCTTGGCGATCAACGTCAGATGATGCTTGCGCTGAGTTTCCGTGTTGTCACGCCGCCAGAACCGCCCGACTGGCATGTAGACCTCGCAGCCGAACAGAGGCTTGATGCCGCTAGCTTCTGCGGCAAGCTCAAACTTCACGTGGGAGTCGATGTTGCCGTGTTCGGTGAGGGCGAGAGCCTCCATCCCCAACTCCGCCGCCCGGCGGACGTGAGCCTCAGGCATCCCGTAGCCGTCCAGGTAGCTCAGCGTGGAGTGGTGATGGAGGCTCGCGAACCGCATTGGCTTCAGGTTCCCGTTCGTGTGACCTCGCCTGCGCAGCGCGAGTCCCGCGGACGAGTGGCCGCCGCCGACCTTCACTTCATGAGCAGCGAAGTCACCTAGCCTCGCGGGCATCGTGACCACCGGTCCCTTCCTTTGTTGAACATATCGGCTGTGTTGTCCGCATGAGTACCAAGAAACAGATGTGATGGGTTTACGCACGGAGGATTATCGCAAGAATGAAGCACAAGAACTCCATCTGGAATAGGACCAATGTACAACTCCCAAGCGAATCGGTGTGCGTATACAGGTCCTTCATCCCAGCTGACACTGAATCGTCCATAACCGGTGGGAAGTCTTGCTGCCATCCATTCCCAACAGTCTTCATCCGGACCTTCAATGAATTTGTTCTCAAATCGAACCTGTGGAGGAATTGCTGTATAGTGTCTCATCGGTCACCCAGTCGGGCGGGCATCACTCTCCTCCTTCTCAACCATCGTGGCTCCCATGAACCGGCCGTCGAGCCCTCGTGGATAGCCCTCGATCAGAACCGCCGTGATCGGCTGCTCGCCCAACATCGACTGAAGCCTGGCGATCCCCTCATCGTTCATCATCACATCAATCAACAGTCTGATCCTCAAGTCCACCACTCTCCATCTCTTGTCGTCTCGCCCTCGATTGCCCTAACCAGGAACCCTGCGAAGTTGATCAAGTCGATTGCGTCATCAGCCGGTCCCGGACCGTATGGAATCCCGCCCGGCCACATCGCGTCCCAGAGCCGGTCGGATCGCTCGCGGATGCGCACCACTACGCCTCGCCAGCCGGACCTCCGCCAGTTGTCGGCGTACCTGACGTTGCGCTCCGCGTAGATGTCGAGAGCCCGGAGCAGGACCGCTGCCTGTCTGGTCACGTCCTCGCGGCCGGAGTAGCCCATCACCCGGACGCACCGGCGGACCTTGGAGTCAGTCACCATACGGCCGGACCTCGACCCTGAGCCCGAATGCCTCCAGCCAGATACGGCCGGAGCCGGAGTCGCGTGTACACCACTCGCCCGCCCGGAGCCCGTCATAGACCTCCTGAGCGACCTCGACGCAGAAGTGACCTAGCCCCAACGCTACGGCGTCCCGCCCCACCAGGTGTAGGTAGATATGGTCTTGGCTGCGAAACCACCGGAGAGGCCAGGGAGCGGGCTCTAGAGGCACAACCTCGCGGAACCCCAGCACCAGCAGGAACTGCGAGATGCGCGGGTCAGCCAGCTGGTCCGCCGGTAGCTCGTATGTCAGGTGGTGGAAGCTCATCAGTCCTCTCGCCACTCCCACGAGTCGATTGTGCGACCGCCGATCCCCCAGACGGGAATGGGCCAGTCCAGATACGGAAACATGTTGGAACAAGCAGCTACAGCCCACTCCGCCATCTTGTCAGGTGAATCGTGATCGCCCAGGAACGGAAGTTGGACTCTGAGCGGCTCATGTTCGTCGCTCTCCTTCCGCCTGCTTGACCTGGCTATCTGAGCTGCGCTCACGTACTCGCCGGACTTGTCAACGCCTTTGTCGATCAGCTCAGCAAAGTGGACGTTAGCCGCAACCAACTCGACTGTCTTGACTGCCTTGCCAATCTTCTCCATCTTCTGAGTACTGGCCTTCATCGTGATCCTCCATACAAATTGATTCCTGATCCTGCTGTCCACTTGGCGGCCGGTTCCGTCAGCAGCCAATACACGACCTCCGCGACCTCGCCCGGCGTCAGGTGGTCGTTCATCCGGAGGTCCCGCCGCTGGTACAACTCCGCCTCCTCCCGCGTCATCCCTCGCGTCCTCATCAAGTTCTCCACGACCCGGGCTCCCATGGGCGTCGATGGGACGTGGAACGGATGGACCACGTGGAAGTAGAACATCGGGACCAACTCCCAGGCTAGCTCCTTCACCGCCGCCGCGAGCCCCGCCTTGGCTGCGCAGTACGCCGCCCCGTTGGTCAGCGCGTGATCGTGGGCATACGAGCCCAGCAGGACAACGCTCCCGCCCAGATCACCCCGCTCTTGGACATATACCTTGGCTGCCATAAGCGGGAGTGTTAGACAGGCTCGTATCACGTCCGCGATGTCGTCCTCGTCCGCGTCCGGGAAGGGCACCATCCGGGTCGCGCCTAGCGTGATGACCATGGCGTCAAATTCCCAGTAGTTCAGGTTGGTGGGGATACGGTACACCCCATCATCACTCCGACAATCGTCACTCTCCACGGTCCAGCCCCAATGACTCAACTCGTCCCGGATCGCCGCTCCGATGTTCTCCTCCTCCGTCCTGCTCGCTCCCAGCACCACTGCGTTCATCTCGCCCATCTCGTCTCCTCATCATCATGTACAGGATTCCATCTGTCGCCTCGTCCAGCCGGTTGTACTCCAGCCCCTCCCACTCCGCCGCCCTGTTCCATCGCGTCCGGCGGAGCACCGGGACGCCCAGCCCCAACTCCTCCGCCCGCTCCAGCACCCAAGGGAGGTCATCGAGGACCGCCACCACTCGCCGCGGGTCGATGCGATCCACGAGGGTGGACAGCTTGTCGTGACCGAACAGGAGCCCATCGAACTCGATGCGGTTACGCCGGGTCCACTCGACCGTGTCCGGATCAATCCGGTCATACCGCTCGTGAGGGCGGGTCGTGGTGAGCCAGACCTCTGCCCCGGCGTCCCGGAGGCTCCTCACGAGCGGGCTCGCGCCCGGGTACACGCCCATCGTCCGCTTCATCCCGCCCTGCCTGTACGCCAGCTTGATCGCCCGGAACGTCGAGAGATCGATGTTGTACACGTCGCACATCCACTCGCGGAACCGCGGATGACCGGTGTACTCCTCGCGTCCACGCGGCTCGTACCCCAACCAGCTGCTCGCGAACTCGATGAAGTGAGGGTGATATGGCGCCATGGTTCCGTCGATGTCGATGGCCACGACCGGTGCGACCGGCTCTGAGCATCTTGAGCACAGCATCATGTAACGTTCTCCATCAACTCCTCCACACGTTGATATGACTGGTCGAGCAGGACACCTGGCTTCCAGGTCCCGAACCGGCCGTTGCGCATCACGTTGGGGTGGCAGTCGCAGTCCGTCTGGACTACCTTGAACCCCTTCCGGCGTCTCCACACCCCGGGATCGCGAGCGCACTCCGTCACCCGGTGACCGAACAGGTCTTGCGCCCTGTACCAGTGGTCCTGCTCCCGGCCGTTGTACAACACGGAGTTCTCCACAACCTCGTCCGGAGCACCATCAATGAGCCAGATGTCCGTCTGCTCAAAGATATGGCCGCCCTCGCACAGCGCCCACGCCGGAGCCGTATTGATCACGAGCCCGTACCGTTTCAACAGCCCTCGCACCACTACGGCATTGACTCGCAGCGTCTGAACACGGTCCCCATACCGTCCCCACAGTGCCCCGTACGCGGGTGCGAGAGCCCACGCCGGGCGGAGCCCCTCATCAAACCGGTCCCACGAGGTTGAGCGGACCTCGCCGTACACCTTCCGCGAGTACACCGCCGCCGTTCCAACCTTCTTGAACAACAGATAGGCGTCCGGGAGCCGGTGGGTGATGTCCGGGATCGCGGAGTGTAGGAACACGCCCTGGGCCATTGGGGACGGTCCCGGCCGCTCGCTGTAGATGTCCGCCGTGAGCCCTGCTCGCTCGATGGCGTGGGCGGACAAGAGCCCGGCCGGACCGCAGCCGATCACCGCGGCGTCACCCATCCGCCGCCTCCTCTGAATCCATGTAGCCCAGGAACCGGTGTAGCTCGTTGCGGGCCACCCGGATCGCCCTCGCGTACCGGCGTGGTTCGACCTCCGCCTCACCAGCCCGGTACTCCTTCAGCAGCGCACTGAACCGCGGTCCCGCGCTGAACACCCACTCGACCTCCTCCTTGTTCGTAGCCGGGTCCTCGATGACCTCCATCGTCATGTGCCGCATCCCCTTCATCATCAGGTACGCGGCAAGCGGGAGGTCGCCTGTTCTGAATACGTCCTCTGTCTGTTCCATCTCATTCTCCAGGAGGAGCCCCGGGACTCCGCCGCCATTCGGAGCCCCGGAGCAGCTTGGTGGTCTAGAACGGCTCCCCGCTGTCGTCCTTCCGGAGCCGCTGGACCAGGACCGCTCGCGCCCCATTGGTGGGAAGCTCACGCTCCTTCAACTCCGCCTTCAGCTCAGCGACAGACAGGTTGTCGTAGTTGTCGTCCGTCTCCTCCTCGCCCTCGTCCTCCTCGTCCTCGTCCTCCTCCTCGTCTGGCTCCTCCTCGTCCTCCTCCTCGTCCTCAGGCATCGCCTCGACGATGGCGGAGCGGATGTCGTCGTCAGACATCGACTTCTTGACGGTGATGTCCAACTCCTCGTCCTTGATGAACTTCTTGAGTTCCGCCCGGCTGAGGCTGTCGAGGTCCACGCCCTCCTCCTCGTCCTCGTCCTCCTCGTCCTCCTCAGCCTCCTCCGGCTCCGCCTCGTCCGGCTGCTCGACCTTCATCAGCTTGGCGATCCGCGGCCGGTAGTCACCGTCCTGGTCGGTGTCGGACTTGAGCCGGGCCAGCACCTTCATCCCCTCGACCTTGTCAGGGTCGAATGAGCCCTTGAGCGGGAGCCCCAGAGCCGTGAAGAACTCCTTGGTGCGCCCCTGAACGAACGGGGAGTCATGCTCCAGCAGCGGGTAGTGCCAAATGGGCGCGTACTCCTCCTTGAGACGCTGGCCCTGGGCGTCGTGGGTTGGCCTGAACCGGACCTCCAACATCGGGTTCTGGTTGCTCGACGGCTTGGGACCGTCGATGTCCTCGACCGTCAGGATGTACGTCCCGACTGGGGCGTGGGCATCGCTCCCGGCGTCCGCGAACTGCGACACATCGTACTTGACCTTGGGTGACATAATCGTCTAGCTCCTCTTGGTTACGACACGACCCGCGGCGTGTTTGGCGGTGATGTTACGCACCGCCGTCCTCGCCTCGCTGCTCCGGGCTCGCGTCCTGCTCTTGTTGTTGGTCCTGCTTCCCGCGGGTTCCCCTAGTGGGACACCGCGAGACTTCTCGATCAGCCCAATGAGTTTGGGCATGGTGGGGTCCACTACGCGGAACGTCTTCAGGTCCATATCGAACTGGTCCTTGGCGTAGTAACGCTCAGTGGCGTGGGTCCGGATGACTCTGCGATTGTCTTGACCTCCGATCTTGGTGACTTCCATGAACAGGACCTGATTCATGTACCCGCAGAACTTGGGGGCCATGTTCTTACCCTGTACCCAGGGCATCAGCTTCCGGTCCTCCGCCGGGTCCTGCGACGGGAGGAGTTGGGCGCAGTGCGCCGTGAAGCCGAAATTGAAGGTGTCGGGTCCCACCACGTGGCGGACCCACCGGCCCAGCCGGGCCATGTTGATCCCGTACTCGCCCTGGTCCACGTCATACCGGGCTCGCGATGGCTTCTCGCGGACGGCCGTGTCCCAGACGTCATCGAGCAGATGGTCTTGGAGCAGGGAGACGCTATCCACGAACACCCAATCCCACTCGTGGCCCTCGTGGCGCAGGTACTCCAGGATGTTGTTCATGTCGTCCCAGTCATCCGCCTTCCACCGCTCGACCCGCCGCTTGTCGGCCGGGAGCATCGCATCCTGGTGGTCGGTTGGCGGGTGGATGAGCAGGACCCGCCCGGGAGAGGTCCCCACGAGCCGCGTCTTGCCAACGCCCGGGTCCGCGTAGACGCAGATGCGTGCGTGCTTGGACTCGATGATGGGCTTGATCTCCTTGGGCTTTGTCATTGAATCTCCGCGTTCTCGCGGGTCCGTTGGATGCGGTGATCGGGACACCCGCACTCCTCCCAGACCCAGATGTATTCCCACACTGCGTTCACGGCCGCGTCGAGAGCCACCGCGGAGCCCTTCTCCGCCGTCCGGAGCGCATCAATCAGTTCGTGGTGCTCCGGCCGGTCCCGCCCGCGAGCCTCGCACATCTCCTCCGCCAGTCTCTTGACCTCCAGTCCGGACTTGTACATGTACGCCGCGAGCAACAGGTGAGCGAACACCGGAGGAGCTAACTCCCAAGTGATGGCCTCCTCCATCTCGCCGTTCAGCGCTTGACGCCTGATCTGCTCTCGTGAAACCGTCATCTTCGCTCCGCCAATTCATAGGGTGAGTACCCGTCCCAGGGCACCGTGATCTGATCTAGCACTGCATGCCAATCGCCGCCGGACTCGTGGACCTCGCACGACTCGCGAACGGGACAACCTCGACAGTTCGGGAACGCCAGTGTCCCCGGGTTCTTGTACACCAGTGGGGGTAGCTCCCCATTCCACTCCTGAGTCGCCGCCGCTCCGATGATGTACATGTCCGCCGCCTCCGCCCGGAGTCGCTCATAGAACCGCCGCTTGTCCGCCGCGTCCCGGTACACGGGGACCCGGGCGAAGTACGCCGCCGACTGACGCTTGGAGATGGAGCCGTCCTTGTTCAACCGCCGCCCCTCGCTGTCGAACCGGTCAGCAGGGTTCGGAACCGCTTTGCGAAGGAACGTGTACAGGATGTGATCGATGTCCTCGCCCGCCTTGAGGATGCCCTGCTTCCGGAGCCACGCCGGTCCGAACGTCCAGTACATGCTCGCCTGCTCGTCAAGGGCCAGCGCGTCTGTGTTGATGGCCGTAGCCGTCTTGAACTCCTTGAACACGATCCGCTTGGTGGGAAGATGTCGCCACACCCCATCCAACGTCCCGACTGCTTTGAACCGGAACGCCGCAGGCATCCGCTTGTACACCGGAACTTGGAACACCTGCTCGCTGCTGATGATCTCGTACTCAGCGTCATCCGGAGCGTACTCATCGACGTACCGGGTCAGCATCCCACGCCCCAGGTCGAGCGCATCGACCCATGTCTCATCGGAGAACACGTTGAACCCGTACCCGTCCTGTAGCTCGCGAGCCTGCTCCTCGTACAGCTTGGCGAACGTCTCCGCCGGAGCAGGACCGCGCTTGCGACCCGGGATGTAGTACGCCGCGAGAGCCCGGTGAACCAAGTCTCCGAACCGGAGAGCCGTTGGTTGGGAGATGGCCTGGCGACCCATGACCCAGGTCAACCACCATCTGTGACGGCACGTGAGGAACGTTGAACGCTCCGAATTGCGAACCAGCCTCATCGTAGTTCCTTCCGCGAGTGTATCCAGCAGGGCTCCGCCCGGAGCCCCGCCGGGGACCGTACCGGATACGGCCGGTGAGCGGGAGGCTCCGGGCGAACTCGCCCGCTAGCTCCGGGATATTCGGCTAGCGGGACCCACACACCGGCCACGGCCGGTAGCCGCGGCGGTGGATCAGGATAACCGCCCTGTACTTCTGTTCTAGCTCGCTGTTGAGATCAGGTCGGGACCGCCCGCCGACACCCCACCATGTAGGGAGGTCGAACTGGAGCCCACCATAGAACCCGTTGCCTGTGTTCAGATGCCAACGGCTGGTTGACTCACAGTACGCCATCCGGTCCAGCTTGGCGTTGTACGGCCGGACTACCACGATCCGGTGGTCTACTGGTCGCCGCCGGTGCCTCCGCCGTTTAGGAGCCCGCCTAACAATCGGGCGGGGTGGGGTCTGGACCGTTACCCACGTGGAGTCACCGGAGCCCGGGAGGATGGCAGAGAGTGTGGCAACGAGAACAGCGGTCATGGGTTCTCCTCTCAAATCTGACCGTAGCCAGCGACTAGCCTCAACTCCTGGCGGGCTCGCCGGTAGTGGTCAATGCCGTGGGTGTTCAGGTGCTCCGCCACTCCCTGCTCGACCAGACGGTTCAAAGCCCTGGTCGTGGCGTTCTTGGAGACGGGCGGCTTGAGTCGCGAGCGGACAGCCTGCTTGGCAGACCAGTCGCTGGTCAGAGCCTCGCGGACCCGCTCCGTGTTCTGCTCCGCCGCCGTCCGGACGACAATGGGCGGCGGTGGGTCCCAGACGTTGAGCTGGTAGCCGACCTCCGCGAGTTCAGCCATCAGCTGCTCCCGCCGGAGCCGGAGTGCCTTGACGATGCGCTGCTCAAGAGTCATGGCGAGCCTCCTCGTGCCACTGCGGGTGAGCAGGGTGGTTGGGACTGACCTCGCCCTCGCGGGCGACAGGTCCGTCATAGCCGGACTCGATGTTGGGGTCCTCAATTGGAGGCAACGGACCCGCCTCCCGCTCCAGAGCCGTCTCGTGCCACAGGTTGAGTTGGTTCCGGATCGCGGTCACCTGCTCCTCGTCCAGATGGGCAATGTGATTGATGACCTGCTCGACGTGGATGGGGTTGTCAGGGGCAGAAGTGATCCCGGAGAACTCCACCGGCGGCTGTTCAGACATCAGCTTCTCCATCCACGCGACCGACAACGCCGCGACCTGTGACAACTCCTTCAACAACGCCTCATCCGTCAGGTCGATGTCGTCCGTGGCGAGTCCTGCTCGACAGAGGACCGCCCGTGCGACCTCGCCCGTCTCCTCCGCGATACAAGCGGCACCCACGAACTCGCCCACTTGAGCGTCCGACAGGGTGTACTTGAACACGCCCTGCTCCTGGAGCACCAACTGTCGCCGCCGCTCCTTGGCGACCATCGTCAGAGCCCGCTCCAACCGCGAGCCCACTTCAAGGTCTGGATCATACATCATCCATCCATCTCCTGTTCTAGTTGGTCTGCTTTGGCTTTGAACGCCGCCGCCTCCTCCGGCGTACGTCCGCTCGTGTTTCGCAGCAGCTCAATCCGCCGCCGCCTGGTTAGGTCCGGTCCGCGCAGCTGGTCAATCTCCTTCCGGAGCAGCGCAGCCCAACGCTCGATGTCGTCCACGAACCAACTGAGCCGCTCCAAGTCATACTCCCGCATCTCCATGTCCTTGGTCCGGCGGGCGAGGTTGAAGGCACGAGTGATATGGCGTCGCATCGGCGTCCACGCCTTCTTGGCGTCGTCAATCGCGTCCCAGGTGAACACCGTCCGCGATGGCAGCTGGACGTACGGGAACCCGTTGTCCGTCTCGTGGAACTCGTCCGGGTCCCCGTACCGCCGACCCAAGCGAGGTCTAGCCCTGGGCATCAATCCCACCACTCGTCTCCGCAGTGGTCGCACACGAACTGCTCGACCGATTGGACACAGGTGATAGCTGTGTAGTGATGCTTCCCATCCGGAGACTTGGGGCACTCACCGTATGGCTCCAGCTTGCGCCCTTCGCCCATTGACATCCCCGCCCAGGAGGACCCGTATGGCTGTCCGAACCGATCAGTGGACATTGGTGACCTCCCACTCGGTGGTCTCGTACATCCCGCCGTTCTCGCCGTCAAACTGCTGCGGGTCCGCCTGCTCCAACGCCTCCTGGATCTGATCGCCAATCTCGTCCCGGGAGGCGAACTTGCCTTGAGTCCGTTCGACCTCGACGGACACGGTGTAGGTGAATCTCATCATCTGCTCCATCTCTCTGGCACGCTCTGCCAGTTCGTCATTGTAGTCTGTACCCTAGTGTGGGTGGGTCCCGCCTCACCCAGAGACGGGACCCTAGCGCGTTTCGCCTATTCGGGCTCGCGAGCCTCTAGCTCGTTGCCCACCCGGCGGAGAACTTCATCCTGCCACGCCCGCCGGGTCTGCGGCGTCCAGTTGTCGTAATCGCCAGCCTCATCGATCAGGTCCGCGATCTGGTCGATCAGCTCATCCATCCTGGCCCTCCTTCCGGAGTCGAGCCGCCGCCACCCGCTGCTCCTGAGCACGCAACTCGCGAGCCCGCTGCTCCGGCGTCATCTTGACGCCCAAGATGCCGGCAATCTCCTCCATCGCGGAGGTCTCACCCGCCTTGACGCGAGCGATGCGTGCCTCCGCGTCCGTCTGGGCGATCATCTCGTCAGCGTCCCGGCGGATCAACTCCGCCCGGAGGCTCTTGATGGGGAACTGGCCCAGCCCCTCGATCCGGACCTGCCCAGCCAGCGGGAACTCCGGTGACGGCTCCGGGTCCGGTCCCGGCCGTGAGGCCAGGACGTTCCGGAGGAGGCTGGTGTCCATCTCCTTGATCTGCTGTCGCTTCTTGTTGTTCATCATCGCTCCTCTGCTGCGTTGTCGATTAGGTCCTGGGCCAGCTGTTCCGTCCACCGGCGGATACGCCGTGCGCGATACCGGTCAACACCGTACATCGCGCCTTGGGGCTTCCACCCCCTGTGCTGGGCCAGATAGGCGAGATATGCCCTGAAGTAGCGCAACTCGCCCGGGCTCATTTTCATGTTGCTCCTGTCCATCTTCTCACTGCTCCTTGTTCCACCGCGTCTCCGCGGCGTGTGTTTGGTGTTTGATGTGCGGCTCCCAGTTGGAGGACCATGGACTCATCGAGCCTTGGCCTTCATCATCTCGCGAATCTTGAGAATGGCCTCGTTGTTGATCTGCTTACCCTGGGTGATCTCGTGAATGTAGTCCTGGATGCTGTCCTCCGTCCGGTAGTACAGGACGTTCAGGCTCGTGGTCCGGTTCCTCATCCCGCGGTCCTCCAGCTGCTCCTGATCGTCCGGGTTCCACGTCTCATCGAGAATGTGGATGGAACCGGTCATCCCCAGGTTGAGGCCAACGCCGCCCGTCTGGGTGGTCATCACGAGCGTGCGAGCCTCGTCCGTCTGCTCCTTGTACCAGTCCAGCACGGCGTTGCGCCGGGCTCCGGTCACGGAGCCGTCGAGCCGCCGGACCGCGAGCCCCTGCTTGACCAGAGCCCGCTCGACCATCTCGACCATCCGCTGGCTCTCGCTCGCGACGATGGCCTTGGCCCCGGGCTCCGGGTCCTCCGCCCGAACACCGTACGTGTCCAGACGATCAACGAGAATGGGCAGCTTGCCGGAGTCCTCTGTCGGGGTGACGGTCCCGTCCTCCGCGACCTCGCACTTGGCGTTGGCTAGCTGCTTCAGCCGGGCGAACTCCGCGAGGACGCCGTCAGCAGCGATCACGCCGCCGTCAACCACGACCTCCGCCGCCCGCTCAAACCGCTCGTACACCTTCCGCTGGCTGGCGGTCATCGGCGTCGGAACGTTGATGATCACCTTGGGCGGGAGCCCCGGGAGAGCCGTTGCGCGGTCCCGGCGGATCATGTGGGAGCGGTGCGCCGCCCAGAATGCCTCCTCGCGGCCGGGCATCAGCTTGCCAATTCCGGTCCCTGCTCCCGGGTCAACGGGTCCCGTCCCGTCCGCGTTCATGAGCCACTTCTGCGCCCACTTCCACTTGCCAGGGTACTTCTCCGGCTCGATGAAGTGGAGCACACCCCAGAGGCGAACCGGCTTGCCTCCCATCGGCGTCCCGCTCAGCGCGTACTTCCGGCTGGCATTCCGGCCCAGCGCATCGACGCCGCGGGCGAACAGGGTGTTGCGGTCCGCGCCCAGCCCGTACTTGTGGAACTCGTCTAGGGTCAGAGACGCCCACTGGACATCGAACAGGCGAGCCTGCTCCGCGTCCTTGGCGGTGTACTCGCGACCCTTGTGATCCCGCGAGAGGACCCGGAGCCCGTTGTCGGCGTCCCGCGCTACCCGCACCATCTCCGGGTTCACGATCAGCCAGACATCCTGCTCGCCCGCCGCGATGGTCGCGAGAGCATCAGTGACTGCCTGCTTCCGCTCCTTGACGGACTCGCCCCAAAACACCTGAGCGTGGGGAGCGTGAACCGCCAACTCGTCCGCCCACGGGTCCTTGTGGAGCGTGATCGGAGCCACGACCAGGTTCGGACCAGTCAGCCCGGACTCCTGGACCGCGTAGATGACCTCCACCGTCTTGCCGACGCCGGGCTGGTTGGCGTTCAGCACGTTCTTGATCGCCATCATCGCCACGTCCGCCCGCTGGTACGGCCGGAGCCACGCCGCGGCGTCCCCGTTGATCCGCGAGAGGCTGGCGTCGTCCGCGTCCGCGACGACACCCAGCCGCCGCTCCGTCTTGACCTGCTCGCGACCCCAGGCCTTGAGCGCGTCTCCAAGGACCAGGCCGGGACCGAACGTGTCCCGGAGAGCCCGGCCGGAGTCGAGGTCAAGCGGGACCGTCCAGAACGGTCCGCCGTCCTCCCGCGGGACGAACTTGCGCCCCTGGATCGCCTTGACGCCTTCAACCGCGTCTGGGCTGTACTTGAAGTGAACGTTGATCCGGTTGCCCTTCTCGTTGATCTCTGCGAATGCGCGCATCGTCATCCTCACAGTCCGATGAAGTGGCGCTCAGTGCCCCACTTGGAGTTCAGGTTGGTCAGGAACGCCCGGCCGTCCTCGTCCCGCCGGACGCTACCGGCGGACCGGGTGGACCGCTCGCCGCCGTGGGTGCCCACAACGGTCAGCCACGCCTCCTCGCCCGCGTCGAGCAGGAGGGCGACATAGAACTGGCCCAGCGTCTCCGTCCCGCGTAGCGTGGCGTCCGGACTCCGCCGGTACCGGTACGCAGCCAACGCCGCCTCGCCCGGCTCCGCGTACGAGCCGAACATCTCATCGAACGTCAGCACCAGATCGGGCTCCGTCTTGTGGAACGTCCCGATCCTCACTTCAATCTCGTATGGACCCTTCATCTGCTTCTCCTTTGGTAGTCTGGGGTTCGCGCCCAGCCGCGTCCTTCGCACTACGTGCGAGTATACCCGACGGCTCACCAAAGGTTACGCTCCGGCGTCCGACAGCCAACAACTCCCGGACCCGCTCGATGGAGGCCACGACCTCGCACTCAAGCACATCGTCCACGAACGCACGGACCAGGATCACGCCCTTGCCGCCAGGCGAGTACTGGATGAGCCGGTGAGGGTGGATGTTGAACTCCCGCCCGTTCTCGCCGCGCTGACGTAGCTCGACGCCTAGCCGCTCCGCGTCCCGGTCGAGCCGGGCGATGGTCTCATTCAAGGCCACGGTGGACCACCTTCCATCCCCGCTCATTCTGCTTGATCCGCCCCTCCTGACGGAGAGCAGACATCGCCAGCCAGGCATCGCCCGGGGTGTAGCCGATCCGCTTGGACGCCTCGATCCAGGTGATGCCCGGCTCCTCGCTGATGACCTCGTACAGCTGCTCCTTGATCTCCTGTAGCTCCATCACCGTTCACTCCTCGCCTGACCAGTCGGATACTCCGGGAGACGCCACCAGTGCGGGCTCCCTAGCTGCTTCCACTTGACGTCCTCGATGACCACGCCCGTCCGCGGCTCGCGACCTCGCCCGCGGAGCCGCATCCGGATGTGCGCCGGGAACTTCCGCGGCCGGTCCACGTAGAACATCGGCTGTCCGTTCTCGATCCACACCAACCGTCCGCCTGCTTGGACTTGGCAGCTGGGAGGGTACGGTGACCGGGAGCGCAGTGGCTTATCGGTTGGGTGGTGCTTGGCCTTCATCGTAGCTCCTCTGGGATGGTCGCCGCCTTGAAGCAGTAAGTACACGGCCGGGTCCGGTACCCGCCGACCGGCCACGACCGGTCCACAAGGGCGGAGTGGCCGCAGTCCCGGCGGGGACAGGTGATCTTCCAACCACCAGCTACCCGCTCCGCCGCCCAAAAGGGAAGCACCCACTTGGAGGAGGAGGGGACGCTTCCCACGTCCCCACCACTCCGACTGATTCTCTGTGTCTCTCGCATGATCGGCTCCTATGCGCTGTACCCTAGCCCAAGGGCTAGCGGTCCAACTCCTTCCTGCCACCGAGACGCTCAGACGGCTTGTTGGACAGGTTCGCCCGGTCCGCCGCCGCCCGGCCGTGGTTCGCCGCCTCGTACGAGAAGGCACGCTCACGGGACAGAGCCTTGGACCGCTTCTTGCCCTTGACGGGCTCCGGAGCGGGCCACATCTCCTCGTACAAGCTCAGCGCGTTCTGGTAGATGTCGCGGAGGACGAGAGCGGTGGAGCCGGTCGAGCCGCCTCCCTGCTCGCGGCGCATCCCGCGCAGCCGCTCCTCGATCCGGTCCGCGAACCCCTCGCTGTAGCTCCGCTGGTAGACCTGCGGCTGAACGTAGTTCCGCGGGAGCCCGTGGGCCTTGACGTACGCCCGGTTCAGGTTCGCCAGGTTGTTCTTGACGCCGGTCCAGTAGTCCTCCGGGAGCCGGTCGAACGGCGTGTCCAGCGTGATCGGCTCCCGCTCGCCCGTCTGGTAGTTCCAGACGCCTCGCTCCGCCAGCTTCCCGCGGAGCAGCTTGACCTGACCGATGGCCCACATCTGACGGGTGATCTCCTTCCAGCCCATCCCGGCCATCCTCATCCGGTACACGTTCTCGCCGGGCTCGCGGCCGGACTCCGCCTTGGGGTACAGGTTCTTGGACATCTCCAGCATCAGGCTCGTGAACAGCATGTCGAACCAGTCCAGATCGGACGAGAGCCCGATCACCGGGATGCGCCTGTAGTCCCCGTTGGACCCGTGTCCGCGGAGAGCCACCACACAGCGGGCGTGGCGAGCAACGTCCCCGAACATCCACCACAGGGCGGTGTGCTGGGCGTGCTGGTACCACCAGCTGAAGTCAAAGTACCTGACCTCTGGCTTGGGCCGCTCCGTCGAGCCCTTCTGGGCGTCCTCGACCATCCACTGCTCGATGGCGTACGCCGCCATCAGTTCGTCCGCCTTGGCGCGGAAGGAGTCCGCCTCGCCCTGGAACTCCGTTGAGTCCGCCTTGGCGATCAACGCCCGGACCCGCTCCAACATCTTCTCTTGCTTGCTCATGGTTCTGAATCTCCGTTCAGTCGGTGTTGTCTAGTGGAATCGCCGGGCGCAGACGGGACCGATCCCGCGAGCCCTGCTCTCGTCATTCGTCAGTCCGCGGCCGCAGATACCGCACCGGCCGTACTCGTGGCCAAACAGGCTAGCCGCCGCCTCCGGGTCCGCCGCGATCAAGGTCAGCACCGCCAGCTGGAGCGGGAAGCTGATCTTGTACTTGTCGTCGCTGACGTACATCCGGATGTTCCAGCCGCCGCGGTCCCCGATCCACAACTGAAAGAACGTCGTGTCGTTGGTGAACGCCTCGCCCGGCGTCTCGACGCCGTACGAGCCCGCGTACACCTTCCGGCCGTCCGGGAGGACGAGGACGCCGGTGCGCTTGCGACCCTTGTCCGTCTCCTGCTCCTCGTACTGGACCTGGGGGCGGTCCTGCTCGTTGGCCAGCCCCGCCTTCCGCGGGAGGCTCTTGAGGAAGTCAATGACCTCGCTCGCCTTGGGGATCGTGAACTCGCCGCGATCCATCAACTCCGCGACCCGGGAGTCAAACGCCTCCCGGCGGGCGGGAGTCATCTCCTTCTGCTCCAGCAGGCTCGTGATGAACGCCAGCTGCTTGTCGGTAGCTCCGCCGTGGTCGGTGAACTCCGCGGGGACTTCGCTTCTCTGTACCATCTCACTGCTCCTTGTTTCTCGTCATTCCCGGGTTCCGGCCGGGTCCGGCTGCTTCGCACTACGTGCGAGTATACCCGACGGCTCACCAAAGGTTACGCCGCCGGGTATCTCACAGAGCGATCAAGTCATCCGCCGCTACGGTCCGAATGCCTCCGTGGCGAGCGATGAACTGGACCAACGTACGCTCGCGGAACCCCTGGCCATCGGAGGTCGGACCGGCTGGGAGCCATTTGGTGAGCTTGACCACCAGGTGGTCCTGCTCGATGGTCCGGCTCCCGTCGCCGCCGTTCCTCCGCGGGAGGCGAGTGATCTGGTGTACTCGCCTCCCAGCCAGGAGTTCCGCTCGCTGTTCAAACGTCAGCCCGTCTGCGAAGGGTTTGCCTTGGCACCGCGCTTGACCTTGGACCCGCCGGACTTCTTGGTGGTGGTCTTGGTCTGCGCACCCTCCGGCTTGTCGGCCGCGGACTCCGCCGTCTTGGTCGCCGCCTTGCGACCGCCGCCGGACGGAGCAGCGTCACCGACAATCTCGCGTAGCTCCGGCTCCGGCTTGCCGGTCATCAGGGCGAGCATGTACCAAGCGGTGCCCTCACTCCGCTCCTTGACGAGCCGGTTCTTGAGCTTGGCCCCGGTGAGCCCGCTGATGTCCTCGTACTCCAGCTCATCGCCCTTGGAGTTGTACCCGGCTCGTGCCAGAGCCTCCCGGAGCGGGACGTCACTGGACACGCCGTACTCCTTCTTGAGAGCCTGCATGGTCGAGCCGCCCTGACGCTTGGCCCTGATCTCCTCGACGATGGAGTCCCAGTCCGCCGCGGTCCGGCGTCCGTTGGACGCCGCCTTGGTGGTGGACTTCTTGGTGGTGGTTGTCTTCTCCGCCTTGGCGGACTTGCTGCGTGTGACCTTGGCCATGGTGGCCTCCTTCTTGGTTGTGTTGGTTGTGTCCTGCTCGCGGAGACGGCTCGCGTACGTCCTCGCCTTCTCCGCCGTACGAGCGCACGACCGTGCGCCCGCGTAGTTGGGCCCACCGTCGAGCCCGCCGCCCTCGCTGTTCCCGATGGTCATCGCATCGAGCCACTCAGCGAGGTCCTCAAGCGACAGGGCGGTCAAGTAGACCGTCCCGCCGCCGGAGCCGACCCGGTGTAGCTCGCCCACGAGTTGCGGGCTGTACCCGGAGTCCACGTTGGGATTGCTGATGTCGCTCCCGGACGCCTCGCCCGCGATGAAGCGGGTGATCTTGAACGGAAGCTTCGCCACGATCATCGGTCCTCCCAGCTCAGTCCGTGGGGGTTGATGATCTGCTCCGCGGAGCACATGAAGCAGAAGGACAGCACGTGCATCGCCCCTCCTTCACCGTCAGGGACCGTAACGTGAGGCTGCCCCCTTCGCACCTTGCACACCCGTCGCACCGGTATGTGACCGTCGAGTGATGTCCGCGGTGACCTTGGTCTAGGGTACAGACCCCACCGCCGCGGACGGGAGATTGGCAGAGGGTCATTGGTCCGCCTTCCGCCGCGAGATGGTCAGCGCGTTGGCATCAAGTGTCTGACGCTCGCCCGCCGTACAGCGACCCACCGTGTACTTGAACTCGATGGTGATCGAACGACCGTCAACCGCCACGACCTCCGCGAGAGCGGAGCCGACCCGCTTGTACACGCGGTCACCGACCTCGTATGGCTGCTCAGTGCTCATCGTCCCGCCTCCAGCCTGCGAGCCTCGTCCATCGCGAGGTCCCGCGAGCCGTATGGGGCGTCATCGCCAACCCAGTCGCCGGTCCAAGTGTCGGTGACCATCCACCGCTCCTCACCGAACTCGTCCCGGGTCATCTCGACGCCGTAGCGCGGGTCCGGCTGCTCGTCAGGCTCCGGCTCGTAAACCTCCGGGTCACCCCAGCCTTCAAATCGGTCCATGTCGCCGTGAGTCATGTCGTCCATCCGCTCCTGCTCTGCGCTGTAGTAGTGGGTGCTGTTGGGGCAGATGAAGTAACAACCCTCACCCGCCGGAGAGGAGCCGCACTCCGGGCAAACACCCGGAGTCGGCTGCGTCGTGGTCGCGAGGTCGCTCATGACTACGCCTCGACCTTGGTCGTGGACTTCCGGCCGCGGGACCGCTTAGCCGCCGCCCGCTCCGCCTCCCGGCGGGCGAGCACCTTGGCGAGATACGCCGTGGCCTTGATGCCCAGCGCGGCTCCGATGGCCTTGAAGGTCGAGCCGTCCGCCCGCATCTTCTCCGCCTGGGTCAGCTGCTCCTCTGTGTAGCGGGGACCCGTTGCGCCGGTCACGCCCGTACGCCCGGCCGCGACCGGCTGCTTGGCGGGGAACGCCTTGTTGAAGTCCGCGATGGCGTCGCTGCGCTTCTCGCCGTTCTGGACATCGTAGTAACTCTGCCACGTCAGAGCCTTCTCGCCGTTGACGTGGGTGCTCGCGAGGAGCCCGGTTCGCTCTAGCCGCTTGAGCAGCTTGTTGACGTCCTTGACGTCCGTCTTGGTCGCCTTGGCGATGTCGCTCGCGTCCACAGCCCAGTTGTCAACCACGTACAGGTACGCGGTCCGGAGGGCGGGGCGGAGGTTGGTGGTCTGGGTCTTGGTGGTGCTCATCAGGTGCTTCTCCTATGTCGGTCCTGCTCTCCCGGGTTCCGGCCGGGTCCGGTCCAACTCCGTTGGAGTATACCCGGGCGGGCGCAAACGGTTACGCCGCCCACTCCTTCTATCGGTCCCAACGCCGGGAACTATAGCCGCCCAGGTCAAATCCCCAGCCCTCGCAGGCTCTCTGTGACGGAGCCGGGCTCCGTGGATCGCCCCTGTAGGACCGGCTGACTACCCGCCGCCGCCCGCGTACGCGAGCGGGAGGTCAGCTGGGCCGGTTCTCGCGGAGGTCCGCGTAAGTGGCGTACATAGCCGACTGCTCCGCGTACGTTCCGCCCTGGGTGGTCATGGCTTGATAGTCCCACCCATCCGCGTTCCGGTAAGTCAACTTGATCCCGCCTGGCTTGGCTGCGATGATCGCAGAGAGGGTGAGAGCCGGGTCCGGCGTCTCAGAGTTCAGCGTCACGACCTCCAGCCGGTACGCGGAGCCCTCTCGCTCACGGAAGTACACCTGCGCCGGAGCAGGAGGACGGGCGGACACGAGGGTGGCCTGGATCGCCGCCTTGATCGCATCGACCGTCCCCGCCTTGTGACCGGCGGAGGAGACGATGAGGACACGCGCAGTCGCGTCATCCATTCCCGCCGGGAGCCGGATGCCAACTGCCTGAGCCAACCAAGGCAGCGCCCAGGTGGGGCACACGTTGATGTCGAACAGCGGACCCCACGGTGGGTACGGCTCCGGCGGGTCGATCAGCTCAGCCACCTGCTCGTACGGCCGAGCGAGTGCCTCACAGAGGATGCCGTGAACCCATCCGTACTGCTCGTCATCCGGCTGGAGCGGTTGCGTCCGCTCCTGGAGCCGGAGAGCCCACTGTGACAACTGCGGTTCAGGCACTGCTCAACCTCCTATCCGGCGTAGTACGAGGCACAATAGTAGTCATCTACTAGCCACCATAGTACGAGGCACCATCGTACATACTACCGGCCATAGTACGAGGGCCAATAGTTGGTCGGCTCGACAAAACCACTGTAATGTTTCAGACATTTGAAAATTGGGCAAAAATTTGTGCCAAATTAGCAGGGACTTTTGACGCTAACAAAACCCGTGAGGGGGTACCTGCATAACGGGCCAGCTGAATGGCTCAAACACGGGAGAATGGCAGAGAAGTGGCTTAGATGAACAATTGCCCCAAACCTCCTAAACCACTGTAAAGCTCATGTTCGGACCTGGCGCCGGCATGGGTACGGCACCAGCCAAAACGATGTCTCCAGCCGTCCAAACTGAGTCACTCGACTTCTTGAGCGACACGTTCTGAACCCAGTGAATCCCGCTCGCCCGGTTGAGCCAGTCGACAGCCTCATACAGCCGCACCCGGTCGTCCATCGCCCAGTTCACGGTCGATGTCGTCCCGGGTACGAGCCCCCACTGTTCGGGTCCCAGCCAGAGGTTCATTTGGTCGATGGCCTGCTGGATCGCGTCCGCGTCGGTGACGCCCGGGTAGGGATGAATCTCCGCCTGAACGTCGATGGCTGTGTACACCCCGTTCTCGCCCGGTGAGATCACGTACTCCAGGAAGTTGACTTCACGGTTCGCGTCCAGGTCCTCCCAGACCTCCTGAAGCAGCGAGTCCGGCGGAGCCGCCCCGCCTTCCGCCGTGACCACGACCGTGACGCACCGCTCGACGTTGGTATGTGAAGCGGAGTCCCGCGGGAGCCCGTACCCACCCTCAACCGTCGATGGCTGGTACAGGTCGATGGCGATAGCTCGCCCCACGAGCGGGTTCAGCAGGGCTCGATTGGCGTGGTCCACCGGGAGAATCGGCCGGGCGGTGAGGACAGACAGGTACGTCGAGAACCGCCCCAGGTAGTCAAGCGGGTCCTCCGCGTCACTCCCGCCGGTCGTGGTGCTCACCGTGATCTTGGAGAGCCCGTCAAATGCCTCCTGCGGGTCCGCGTCTCCAAAGCAACCATTCTGGGCGGAGCCGACTTCGCTGGCGATCACGTTGGCCCCGGCTACAACGCCGCCGCCCTCCGGAGCGTACACGTCCCGGTCCAGCTCAAACAGGTAGCTCGCCCCGCTGGGGTGGAGCAGCGCAACCTCCGTCCCCTCCGGGACCATCGTGGCCGGGGTGTCCGCCGCGAACTCGACCGTGGCCGCTCCGATGGATGAGGAGCCGTCGAGCATGGGGAGCCCGTAGATGGTTGTGCCCAGGTACGTCATCGCCTCGTCCGGAACGCCACTGGCCTGCTCGATGACCTCGCTGGCCATCTGACCGTTGGCTTCCATCATGATGGTCTCCGGAGAGCCCGGCCGCGACACCCAGCCGGGTATCGCCGCTTCCATGTATTCGATGGAGTACAGCGTCAACTGATCGCTGTCCATCATCAGGTCGAGGTCGGTGTACTCCGTGGCGTCGACAAGGTCGCTCATGTTCTCTGCCAATCTCTGGGTTGCGGGTGTGGGGTCTGGACTAGGACCCAGGGGTAGGGCTCGCGTTGGCAGAGGCAGTGCCGTACGTGGCCAGGCATTGGCTTACGCTCCGCCCGTCCCGGCCGTCCCCACGTTCTCGCCGGAGGAGTCCTCAGAAGTCTGAACGTTGACTTCCAGACGGATATTGACAGAGCCGTCTGGCGCAATCTCCTGGAAGATGGTCACCATCGCCCGGTCCTCGTAATCCTCCAACGCGATGGCGATGTCGTCCGTGTCAATGGGCATCGTCGTGAACGTGGGATCAGCAATCCCAAAGTCCGGGTCCTCGATCCGGAACCCACGCTCAAATGCGCAGATGTTCCGGACGCACTGAGCGACCTCGTCATCAGTGTCCTGCTCGACCGTGACGAACTGTCCGTTGATGACCTGGAGCGGAACGGCTAGATGCGGGATGTCAGCCACCGTTCACCGTCCGGCGTAGATACATACCAGCAGGGCGAGACTGGGTGGGAGGTTGTTGTGTCCACCCCCACCACCTTGGGCCGTGATCCCGTGAGTGTGCCTTGTGCTTGCTCCCAGCGTGGCCCCCTGTGTGTGATAGTGGCCCTGTGACCGTCCACTGGTTCCAATCGAGCCGCCGACCATGCTGTAGAACCCTGCTGGACCTGTCGTACAGGAACTGGCGAACAGTTGGTAAGCGATTGTGTGCGAGTGGTCACGGTCATCAATGCTCGTCCCGGGGTTCCCGTGAGTGTGATCCGGTGCGTCATTCTGAGTAGCTCCGCCGTGGTTGTGCGACGGTATCTCAGTCAACGCCAACGCCACCGTCTCAACCCCGAACCGGTCCGCGACCGCCCTAGCCGTCAGGCCGGTTCCGGCTCCGGCTCCCACGATGGACCGGCCGCTACACGCCGGGACCCGGAACTGTGTTGGCGACTCGCCGCCCGTGTTGAACCGGCCGCCCAGAGCCGCGTACAACTCCGGATAGGTCGCCTGCTCGACCGCCGACCCGTCGCAAGCCAGCCAGCGAGCCGGAGCGACAGCGAGCCCGAATGTCCTGATCTCTCCGATGATGACGGCAGCTGCGTTTGGATCCAGCTTGGTAGCCAATGCCTGAAGGTCCCGTGGAACATCCACTTCATCGTCTGAGATGGGGTACGGGTAGCCGCCGATTGGGGTGGAACCGCTGGGACCGGCCATGTCAGGCTCCCGGAGTCGTCAGCGGGTCCGGCGGATCGGTGGGCGTGATCGTCGCTGAGACCTCAACAGCGAATGCGTTGGGGTCGGACATCGGATGCGCCTCCAATGTAGCGGTCCCCAACATACCCGTCTCCGCCACGCCCTGTACAGCCGCCTCCGCGGAGTCTGCTTGAGCGATCATCCCGGTGATCAGAATCTGCCCTGAGGGGATCGCTCCACCCCTCTGGAAGACAACGAACTCAGCCATCAATCTCCTCCTGTCTGAACAACGAGGGTGGATCGGTCGGTGTAGCCGCCGATTGGATCTCAACTGTGAAGGACTCGACGGTCACCCCGGTCAGGTCGAGCGCACTTGCGACCCCGGGATCAATCCAGCCTAGCTCCGCCGCCTTCTGGACCGCCCGGGATGCGCTCGTGGCCTCCTGGACGATCACCGCCGTTACCACCTGAACCGGCGGATAGTCCCCAGTGGGAGAGGGCGGAACCTGTGTAACCATGTAGCTCATTGTGCCCATGCCTTTGCTGACATCCACAGTTGACCAGCACCTGAGTGATACTGCCATGAACCACCGGAGCCCGCGCCCATCACCATGTTAGCCGTGTAAGCGGTCCCCGCCGCGAGCCGGAACAGACGAGTCACAGCTGCAAATTCATACGTCTGAACCTGGCTGTGCTGAGTGATCAGCTGGTACGCCGTACTCTGGTTGTCTTGATCACTGGGCGTCACGTAGATGTAACGGTACATGTAGTGATATGCAGCGTCTGTCTTCTGAACAATCCCGCATCCAATAGTGACCTCCCACCAACAGGGAACCGTGGGGGTGTACGTCAATTGCATCAGCCCTCCGGCTCCCCGTGGGATCGCTGTGCTGTTGTTGTACGCTACGGCGTTGTACTGCTCCGCGTTCCCCGCGATGGACTGAGTGTTCAGGATCGTTCCCTTGGGCTTGGTATTAGAAAGAACACGCCAAAACTTCCCATAGGTCGGGTCGCTGGTGTAGATGAACTCGATGGTCGGGAGCAGCGCACTATCAGGCATCACAACAGATGTAACACCCAGACCCTCAAACACGATGCTGTCCCCGCTGCTCGACTGAATGGTGACGCCTGCGAACCCACCGTGAACCGCGACCAGTGAGCCGACCGGAGGAGCCGGTGGAAGGATGACCGTCGCATTGGCGACTCGTGGCTGGACGAACTCCTGCGGGTTAGCCACCCGGCTCGTGGTCGTTTGATAAACAACAGCGAGAGCCTGTCCAAGTCCTTGTGCTCCTTGATCGCCCTTGGGACCCACCGCCTGCGTCAAATGAGCAGACATCCAATTGACGTTCTGGTTGTACTGATAGCTGGAAGCTACCGTCGATGCGACATACAACTCCAGATAGTCTCCCACAGCACAGTCGATCACGTCACTGACGGTCGGTGCGACGTTCGTGGCATAAGTCGAGATCATCGTGGAGACGGCCATCTGACCGCCGTTCTTGTAAATCGCGACCTGGTAGAGCCCATTACCAGCAACCGCGATCATGTACCCTTCCGCGTTGACCTGATACTTCCCGGCTTGTGTGATCTTGATCCGGCCGTTAGGGGTGTCGAACATCCCGGCCGTATCCCAGGAGTAACCACCACCAGCGGGAGCATCAAGTGGAATCTTGGTCCACGTGTTAGCCGGGAGAGCTACGTTGGTATTGCTAGCTCTCGTGGCACGACAGGCTACTTGCTGACCACCGCCCGCCGGACCCGGAGGACCCTGGATGATCCCGGAACCCGGATCCACGGTGATCCCCGCGATCTTGACGATCATTGCGACGATACAGTACGGCGGCATGTTGTTGTGAGCACCACCACCGCCATCTCCGTTGATCCCCTGACCGACCTGGGTGTGATAGTGGCCGGTGGATCGCCCGCCGGTATTGGTCGAACCTGAGCTTGAATAGAACCCGGCCGGACCTGTCGTACAAGCAGATGCGAAGATGTTCACCACCGAGTGAACGTGGTCACGGTCATCCACTCCGGTCGTTGCGGCCACCGTAGCTCCGCCGTGGGAGTGAACAGGCATCTCCGCGTTGCTCAACAGGTGGCTCTCCTCGCCCGCCTTGGAGCCCCAAGCCTTGGCTGCCGACCCAAGCAGGAACCGGTCACGGAGGTCCGGAACGGTGAACGTCTTGGCGGTCGTGTTAGCTGTCCATAGGGCATTGCCTGCTGTTGCCTCTGCAACCGCGTATGCATACCCCTGGGGGTAGGCTGTCTGTGTGTACGTCGAGCCGTCTGCCAACACGTAGCCATATGGGAACGTCTTGCCGCTGAACGTCGTGACGGTCCCGATTGCTGATCCATCCATCGCGGGTCCGGCCGCTCCCGTTGCACCTGTGGGTCCCGCCGGTCCGGTAGCTCCCATCGCTCCCGGAGGACCAGTCGAACCAGTCGCACCGGTATCGCCCTTGGGTCCTTGAGCACCGGTGGGGCCTGTCGGACCCGTTGGACCGGGAGGACCTGTCGCACCGGTAGCTCCCGGAGGACCCTGAGCACCTTGGGCGCCATTCGTCCCCGGAGGTCCAGCCACTCCCTGAGGAATGCCGAATGCGAAGTCAAAGAAGTTGGGAGACGGCTCCGTCACATCAACAGTGGCTGGCGTACCCGGCGTCAGCGTCGTGGTGTGAGCAGTGGCGTCAACGTCTGCTCCTCCGCCGCCTGCCTCAGCAGGCCAGACCACGAACAGCGTCCCGATCTGAGACACCGCTACACAGACCCGATCCCCCGCCTTGGCTGACGTCAGGTTCTCGACGGGACCCCAGAGCGACTTGGAGCCGTCGATCTTGATGTACCAACCGTCCGGCTGGAGAGCCAGCTGACCCTCAAGGACCTGGCGGTCACCGGCTCCCGGGATGGCGTACGGCTGTGGTGTCGTGGTGCTCATGTACCTGGCCAGTGTCGTGGGCTGAACCCTGCCGTTGACCGGCTCTCGCCCCGGTAGCGCGGTCCTTCTCCGCCGCCGGGACCGCCGGTATCAAACCGGCCGCTGAACTGTCCTCTGAATATGGTGAACACGTGACCGCCGTTGTACCACACGGTCGCACCCTCGCCCTCACCAGCAACACCCCAGTTGACAAAGTCGCCGGACACCCGGGCGGTTGTACGTCCATCCCACATCCCCGCCTTGTACAACGCCAGCGAGGTCGATGAGGAGCAGTCCAGCCGGTCCCCCACCCCAAGCGAGGACAACGCCGGACCATGACCGCCGCCGTACAGGTACGAGCCCGTGAACCGCTTGGCCCAGGCGATCATGTCGCCCACCTTGCTGCCTGAGTCCGGGCTCCCGGCTCCGCTCTGTGTCCCGCCCGGCGTCGTGATCGTCCTCGATGCCTTCTCCTCCGCGGGCTCCAGAGCCGCCTTGGATGGCTGACTGAGGGTGACTTCCGCGATGGGCTTGAACCAGTCTCGCCGGATGGACGTCACGAGCCACCGGCCGTCCGGGACCTCCCACCCCTCAAGCTCAACAACGCAGCCCGGCGGGGCACCCCACCGCTCCAGAGAGACGGTCACAACGCACTCGCTGACCGGCTTGCCCCAGTCCGCGTCAAAGGTCAGGTCCAGCACGGCGTTGTCGCCCGGCCGGAACGTGTAGCGGATACGCCGGTTGAACAGCTGCTCCTCCGACATGTAGTACACCGCTTCACCAACAGGAAAGAACTTCCAGTTGACCTCATCCGCGAGCCGTTTGATGGATGTGTACGCGGACTCGCTCTTGTCCCGGGCGAACTGGTACGCCTTGTTGTATGAGACCTCGTACGATGACGCCGTGCCCTCAGCGGAGCCGCCTGCTCCTCCCCACTGGCGGAGCAGCTCAACCGCCGCGGGCTTGGTCTTGTCATACCGGGACGGGTACGCGGAGCCCTGGATGGTCTGGGCGATCTTGCCCTCACTCCAGGACGGGAACGCCTTGGCGAGTGCGATGGCTCCCTTCCCGCCGTACGCCCCGGTCCACGATGGTCCGTTGAGGAACCGGTCAACGCACCACTCGATGTTCGTAGCGTTGGAGCCGTGGATGCCCACTCGGACCTGGAGAATGCCCTGGCTGTCCGCGTCCCCGCTCGCGGAGTTGGACCAGTGGTGCTCGATATTACACGCCTCCACCAGCGCGATCCGTGGCTTGAGGGAGCCGGTGATCTTGTCAGCTTCCGCGAGGACCCGCTCACAGTTCCGGCGGAGGTCGCCGCTGATTGGATACCGGGCTCCAGTGTGATCCATCCCGTACAGCTTGGCGTTAGGGCTGAACCCGGCGTCCCCGCCGGAGCCGCCGCCGGAGGTCCGCTTGGATGTCGAGGTCGTGCCTGCTCCGCCGGACTTGTCGATGGGCTGCCTGACGAGGAGTTCGGGGCAGATGAACGGAGGCTTGATGGTCTTGATCTCCCGCAGCTGGGAGAGGATGAACTGTGCTCGCGTCACCTTCCGCCTGCTCGCCCGCCGCTCGCCGCGCTTGCGCTTGAGCAGGTAGATGATCAGGTCCTCAAACACCAGGGTCGCGCTGTCCTCCGCGTAGCTGTAGCTCACCTTGACGAGTCGGAACCGGGCTCCACGTAGCTTGATCTCGCACGGCTGACCCTGTAGCTCCGGCCGCAACATCGGCTCCCAACCCTCATCGACCTCCGCCGCCTTGAACTTCTGTTGCTTGGCTGCTCGCCGCTGCTTGGGCGTCAGAGGCTTGGGGATGTACCGCCCTGCTGCCTTGCTGAATATGTGACTGAACGGGTCCCGGACCTTGATGGTGAGGGTGGAGGCTCCGTCGATGGTCCGCTCCATGGTGACGCTCTCAGTCGCGCCCAGGATGTCGAGCCCTCTCACCCGCGGGTCCGCCCACTTCAGATCGAGGTCATTCATCCCCATGTACGGCTTGAGCCCAACGTTCTCCCAGATGCGCCACTGTTGGGCTCGCTTCCAGGTCGTGGACCGCCACTTGTACTCATCGTCCTTGCGGGACTTCCGGCTAGGGGTTGTCTTGGCCATCTACTTCTTGGCTCGCTTCTTGGGCTTGGGCTTGACGACCGGGACCATGATCTGGAGCCCCGCCTTGAGCTTCTGGTTCGCGGACTTGATCACGCCCTTCTTGTTCAGCACCTTGATGTCAGTCCACCGACACCGCCGCCCACGAGCGATCTTGACCGGTGTGTCGCCCCGCTTCACCTTGTAGATCACCGTCTTGGGGCGAGCCTGCTTCAGCGCGTTCTTGCGCAGCGTCTCGTACTGCGGTGGCGACCACTCGATCAGGTGTAGAGTCATGTCCTGACGGATGCGCTTCATCGACCCGTCCCGGATCATCAGGTCCCCAAATGAGACGGAGCCGATCACCCACTTGTCCGTGGGAAGGTTCGCGAGCCCATCCAGCATCAAGACGCCGGGCTCCGCCTTGGCAGTCCCGCGAGCCACGTCCACGACCTCCTGGATCATCTGCTCGACGCCATCGGCGTTGTTCCAGAGGATGTGAAGATCACCCTCAAGCGGCGGAACGCCGGACCAGGTGGTCATGCCGACAGCGTGTGGGCGGCCGGTCACGTCCCATCCACCAGAGATATCAGCTGGCTTCCAGCCCTCCGGTCCCAGCCAGACCGTCCGGTTGAGCGGTGGCATGTTACACACCAGGTGTATCCGCCCCTGCTTGTGATCGTGACGGAGCCGCCGGACCCGCGCTGCCTGTCGCCCTGCTCCGCCGTAGCCGCGGATGTTCACAACAGCCATTACGCCACCTTGCCCTTCCGCGCTGCCTCATCGGAGTTCCACTCTCTGACCGACAGCCCGATCTGACGCTTGTCCAGGTACACCGGCGTCGTGATCGTGACGTGCATCGCGCCCGCCGCCGGTAGCGGCGTGACCATTGCTCCGGCCGGGAGGCTGACAATCTCCGGTCCCTGCTCACCCACGAGAGCAGGACCGCCCATTCTCATGATCCCGCCCTGCGCCAGAGCCGGGAGCGTGAAGCTAACCGGTCCGACATGGACCTTGTCTCCGAACGGCGTGTTGGCGTTCAACCAGTCAGCGATACTCCGCCCGACATCGGCCGCGATCCCGACAGCACCAGTGAACATCGACTTGATGATCCCAGGGATCGCGGAGAAGATGGACCTGACTGAGTTGACTACAGAGGACGCCGCCGACTTGATCTTGCCAAAGTTCTTGATGATCAGCGCGATGGCGAGCCCGAACGGTCCCGTCAGGATGCCCAACAGGAGAGGCCAGTTGTTCTTGATCCAGCCGAACACGTTGATGGCTGCGTTCTTGACCCACCCAAACGCCGTCACGACTGCTCGACCCATCGCGTTCACGGCGTCGTGGAACCAGCCGACCTTCTTGTACGCCAAGAAGATGGCTGCGCCTAGCGCGATGACGAGCCCGATGACCAACACGATGGGGTTGGCGGACAACGCCGCGTTGAGCAGCCACTGAGCCGCCGCCCACGCCTTTGCAGCCGCCGCGGTCGCGATGTCGGCCACCTTGTTGGCGATGGTGCTCGCTGTCAGCCCGTCGATAGCTCCCGCGATGGTGCTCGCGATCATCAGCCCCACGAGAGCCCCGGCTAGCCCCAGCACGGCGTACGTCAACAACTTGGAGTGTGACATCCAGGTCGCGAACGTTTGGATCAAAGGAGCCGCTACGTTGGCCAGCGAGGAGATGACCGGGATCAGAGCCGTCCCGATGGCCACCTTGACGCCGGTGGTCGCCATCTTGAGTTCCCGCTGCTTCTTGGCCAGCTCAAGAGCCTGCTTCCCGGATGCGCCCAAGGGCGGGACCATCTTGTTAGCCGCATCCATCTGCTCCTGTATGCCCTTGGACCCGGAGTTGAGGATGGGGAGCAGGGCTCGCCCCGCCCGGCCGAACAGCTTCTGGGCCAGAGCCGCCTTCTGGACGCCATCAGGGAGCCCCTTGAAGGAGTCCGCGATCATCCCCATCCTGATGTCCATCGGGAGAGCAGCCAGCTGGGCGGACGTCAACCCCAGCTTCGCCAGCGCGGTGTCCGCCGCCTTGGATGGTCCGCCTAGCCCTCCCAGCGACCGTCCCAGAGTCGCCATCCCCATCTGTAGCTGGTTCGTCTGGATGCCTCGCTCCTTGGCGATCAGCACCCACGCTTGAGCCTGCTTGGCGTCGAGCCCGGTGACCCGCTGGAGCCCCTTGGTTGACTTGGCGAGGTCGAGCGTGGTGCTGACGGAGCCCTTGAGGAATGACCACGCTTTGACCGTGACGCCCGCCGCCGCCGCCGTCTTGAGGAGACTGAGAGCGGTGTTCTTTCCGGACTTCTTGGTCTGTTCGTCCGCCTTCTGAGCGGACTTCCCGATGCCCTCAACGTCCTTGCTCGCCTGCTTTGCCTGGCCACTGAACTGCCGCTGGCC